AACAATGCCCTTGTGATGATTGTGACGCTACCTGTGATTACTGGGACAGTAAATATTGTTGTAGGCGTTGTCAGTGGCTACATGGTGAAGTTGAACCTGACTGTGAGAATTGTGACCCGATGGATAATTGAGAGGACGGTGAATAAATGAAATATATCCAAGTAATTAAACCATCTTTAGATTTGTTAATAATAGAGATTGAAAAAAGATACGTTCCCTATGGATGGGAAATAGTAAATGTCTTTCATGCTGATAAAAAATATTGTGCTGTCTTAACAGGTGGTAATAAACATCCAGATATGGAAGACTGATTCTTTTAAGCCTCTTTCAAGGCTTATTTTTTTTTTGAAAAAAAAAATTCACTATTGTATTATTGCTTTTATTACTGTTCTTGAAGTTACCCCAGATTTTTGTGAAATAAAAATTTTGTAAAAAAATTTTGTAACTAGGCACACGGTTATAAAAACAGTAACCATTATGAAAACGGATGTATTTTCATGTGGTTACTGTTTCTTATTGATAATAGTTTCTAATAAACTTTACTTCATTAATAACAATATATTCTTCTGTCAATAATATATCATTAGTTTTTATATTATATTGTTTTGTATAAATATTATCAATAAATATATCTAATATATAATACTTAATACTATTATATACTACTAATGATTTTACATAAATAGCCATGTTGTCTAATTGATAATATTTATCTATCACTCATAGGCTACCCCCCCCCACCATATGCTACAATAGTACTCATTATTATTTACTCCTTATTGTAATAATATTATCAGGCGTTTTATCCCTAAAGATATGTTCTTGATAGTCTTCCCCCTTAAATTCTTGCGGATTATTATTCTTAAAGAATAGAGATAGTCTATAGAAGTCAATAACATCAACATCATACTGTGCACGTGCTACATACCATTGTTCGCAGTTATATAGATAGATATAATCAACGAAACATCCTACTATATTACGTAGCATAGTTTTTAACGACTTAAATTTATATGCTTCGCTGTCTTCCTCCATGTAAGGTTCGCCTAAATATGACATATCGCCATTCTTAATAGTATCAAATATCTGCTGTTCAATAGTGTTACTATTCTTATCCGCCATAGTCATATTAAGCAAATCACTTCCTAAACCGTCAGGGTATCCATCCCAATTACACATAGCCCCCCAATAGTAGCCATTGTGTTTAGTAATAATGTAAGCTGATGTACTCATTATATAACCTCCTTTAATTTGTGTAAACTGTGATAATATCACCGTTATTAATATTTTTTAGAGTATACGCTCCATAGTGCTCCTCTACTACTAGCACATTTTCATATGACATTAGCCGTTCTGCTGTAGTGTAACTGATGCGCTCATCATTAAATTTGCTAAACCTTGCTTCTGAAATTTCCATTTTTCAGCCTCCTATTATATTTCATTTTTTATCTCATAAAATCTATGTTCTAAATGTTCATATTTCTTTTTTCCCTTTGCGTATTCTGCTAAATTCCAAAAATTAGATTTGTAAATTTGTAAATAATTACTTTCTGAACAATATTCTAGCAGTGCTTCTACGAATTCAATATATGCTAGTATTCTACCCTTATTTACAGCACTGTTAAATATACGGAATTCATATGTATTTTTATGCATTGTATTTATGGCTAAATATTTATTCCGTACATTATCTTTCCCCTTTTTTACAAGATTGATTTGTTCTTTAACAGATTTGCAACAAGGATAAAAGTCTTTATAGCGTTCTAAATTATCGCCAGCATAACTGCATATGTTACACATTAATCTATCTGCAAATATTGTTACTTTTTCATAATGTTTACTAATAAATAACATTGCTTTTTCAATCGTTTCATCTGATACGCTATCTTTATTGACATGAATGTGTAATCCGCAAGAAGTATTAGTATCGCAGTTGTATTCTAAAGCATCAAAAAAGGCGTCGCTGTAATTCTGCCATGCTTTAAGTGTTGTCGGTTGTGTCACTATTTCGGCGGCACAACCTCCCTGTAGGCATTGAATACTGCTATCATAGGTAGCCCAATAGTAATCTTCATCTTCTACTATTTCTAGTATATCTCCAGTGCATTCTGTCTCAATTTCTAGCCCAAAATATCTTTCCCCCTTTTTCGGATTTCTATACAATTCCTCTCCATCATTAAACATTATGCGGGGAGAGTAGCCGTATTCGTGTACATATTCTTCATTAGGGTCTGTGTGGTCTGATGCGCAATCTTCACAGTATACATTATCGTTGCGTATTGTCACGCTTTCGATATACGGGTCTATAACGTTCCCGCAATCGTCGCATATATAATAGTCTCCTGTTTCGAAGCATTCATCACATATGTAGTCCCCGTTAGTCATTGTTAGCGAATTTTTAGTCCATTCTCCGCAGTTACTACAATGGTAGTAATGACGTTCAGCGCATTCATCACAGATTAATTGTGTCTCTTCTTGAATGAAAATCATTCTATCATTATCTAAAAAATGAGCGCATCCACAAATATTGCATATTTCAATTTCTTCACCCAATAAATTTTCATAACAATCAGTGCACAGCGTGTCTCCGTCTACCCAAATCCAATCCTCTTTAGTGATTACTTTTCCGCAATTTATGCATCTTCTGCACTTGCATTGCAATATAACACGTTCTTCCTCTGTGGCTTCTCTGACTTTATTTTCACCAACTCTAGCAATAACTATAAATTTTTCTTTATTAGGTAAATATAGCCCTGCGAAACAAGGTACATCAACGCTAATGTAAAAGTAGTATGTTATATCATCAACTACTACTTGCCCTTTATTAAGGTATTCTTTGCCGTTTTTTTCAAAAATTTCATTATCAACAAATTCAAATTCTTGCATTTTTTTATCTCCTTTATTAATTATTTTCTTTCCAGTCCCACCAATAGCAATTCGTTTGGGTAAGGATATAATCGAATACTTCTGATTTTTTCACTTTCAGCGGGGTTACTGCGTATCCATTATGCCGCAAATCGTGGATAAATTCAGCTTTATTCGGATATTCTTGCTCTCGAATTACAATTCTTCTTCCGCTCTCTTTATCTTTAACTATAGCACTATATAGCATCTTACTGCCCTCCTGTGTTCGTTTCTATGTCTATATCTTAACAGCTCTTAATATCATTGTCAATACTTTTTTGAAAAAATTTATTAAAATTTTTTCTTTCTATTATATTATATAAGGAATAAGAAAAAAGGCGATAAAAAGCGGCAAGCATAAAATAACAGTTTTGTCAAGATACAAAAATAAATATTTTATTTCAATATTGTAAAGATACATAGTATAATAAATTTGTCAATACTATAAATATAGCATATGTGTATTGTGGAGAACGAAAATGCCCTCTATTGAGTTTTATTTTATATGTGCTTATAGTTTATCCTATATTGATATAAAAACGCTCACAAGGAAAATATGAGCGTCTAAGGGGTATTTTATTCTATAAGAATACTGCTAGCAAATTAAATATTCTTTATTTTACTGCAATTAAGAAACTTGACAAATTAAAATATTTGTGATTGAGTTTTACGAACATACGTTTGCATAAAATGGTAAAAAAGAAAAGCGGGAATATTTCCCGCTAGTATTTAGCAAATTCTATTACTTTCTTAATAATAGTATTATCTAATTCGTAATCATTACTAATAACATCTATTAGCTTAAAAAAATCTAATCCTTTATATTGCAACTCGAAAGCAGTCATATATGACATATAAGCGTATACATCATATAAATACCCTCTCTTAATGATACGGATATTATTTAGTAATAATTCTTTATTCATTTTGCGCCTCCACATAAATACATTTACTGTTTGCCCAATCCCAAACAGAAAGCTGATTATATTTGCGGGCTAAAGATAGGGCTACATCTAAGGAGTCAACATGTACACTATTATCGATATAAGTATAACCATTTTCGACCCATAGTCCCGCATAGTGTGCAGATTGCAGGGCAGTATCAACAATATTAGATAGCATTCTCCTTACTGCTTTTCTGCCTTTTACTGCATGGTCTGTATAAGCTACTTGGTAGCCACTATCAAATTTAACAACTTTTCCAAATCCGTCAAGAGTAGCCCCGCCATACTGCTTACAATAGCTCATTGCCTTTTTAAATTTTTTAAAATTCATAAAATCACCTCAACATTATTATATCAATATCAAGGTGCAATGTCAACTATTATTTTAAAAAAAAACACTTGACAACAAGAATAGTAAGGTTATAATATAAGTAAGGGGCGAGAAAATAGGAGGTTGTTATGTCAGAATTACAGTGGAAGAAAAAAAACTCCCATGATTACGTAAGTAATAGCGATTTGTGGATAAAAGATGCTAGTTTTAATATGCAAAAAAATGGTTGGGAATTGTATGATGCTGTAGAATTGCTTGGTGAATTCAATACCTTCAAATCTGCTAAAGCATACGCTAAAATGTTAATAGACAGTGGCGCATATTATTGCTATACTATAGATAGGAGGTGAATAAAGTGCAGAGGTTTAGATTAGGTCAATATCTTGCAGACGACTTCAAAGTCATAGGAATAAGCAAGCGGGGAAAGATTAGGACTAACTGTATCACTACAGTAGATGGATTAGGCGAATTAGTAGTCAGTCAAGTATATGCTGATAGAAAAAGCGAATATATTCTAAACCCATATGACCCTCATAAAATATTAAGAGCTTAATAATAATTTTTACTAATAAGGAGAAATAACAATGAGATATTTATTAGGTACTTTCTATGCAACACTATTCGGCATTAAATGGCTGTGGGAAAAGCTGGCGGGGGAAATGGTGGCTATCTCCATTGCTACCGCACTTATATACGCATACCATTATGGATGTTAAAGAGAATAAAGCGGTGAAAGAATAATATAACATACTTTCATAGGGTAGAGGATAAAACCACTCTTGCCCCTATTTTTATGCCCAAATTTTAGCCCTTTTGGGCTATTTTTTTATGCTTTTTATGGTAATGTCTACTACCAGTAGACAAAATAGGCTGTTTTTTGCTGAAATAAGGCAAAATTGCTAAAATTCTTTATCTCCACCCCTAGAAAAAGTAATCAATTTGCCTTTTTGTGTACGTGTGGAGTAGACACTATAATTATTGCAAACATATATGCGTACCTATATCTAAATACAAACAGATGTTCACTATACTATGTGTACCTATCTACAAACACTTGTTTGTCATATTAGTACAATTTCTTAATTAGTGAGTACCTATATTTTGTGCAATATCTCAATAAATAATAATTTTTTACTATATATTGTGCTGTTATTGATAACTATTACTATTTAAGGTGACATTTGCATCTCTTTTAAAGGGGCTGTGTACCTATTTCTCCCCACATTTTCCCCTTTTAAGTATTAAGTTGCATTTTGCAATTTTTAATATAACCTACAATTTTTATTTTTTCTTTAAGCATCTCCCTGTATTTAAGTTCATAAATGCAAATAACCTTTTAAGTTATTCGCTTAAAAAGTTATTCCCATTCATCACTTCTGCTACTATAAAATCTAAAATAAAATTTTATTAACCACTCTATTTGTTCCGCATAAGTTGCAGACCTGCAAGGAAGCAAGCTACCTAAATTTATTCTACCTGTCAGTTTCTCTACTACTCTAATAAGACATATAATAAAATCTACCCATTTAACCGCTCTTACTGATGGTTGTGTTTCATCTAAAAGGTACTCATATATCTGTGGAACACCTGTATAACCTATTTCTCTTGTATATTTGAATCCTGTTTTTATGTCTATTCTTCTACCTAAAGAAATTGCCCACCTTAAAAGTACAGATATCTCTTCTGGTTTTACTCCTAAATATTCATTGTGTTTTATTAATTCTTGCCATTGAGTCATTATGAGTTTGTGCATTTTAACATCAGTCTCAATACCGTAATACTTTTTTTCAATAGTATCTAAATTTCTTACTCCTACAAGACAATACTGTATCCACATTTGTTATTCTCACACCCTTCAACCCTTGCTACACCTAGCTTTACGCCTTTTTATCCCCATACGTGTGTACCTTTAATTACCATTCTGTTGTTTTTACAACAAAATTTGAAATCGCTTTTCAAATTCGCCTTTAAAGAAAAGTTTCGAGATTACAAAATTGTATTATACAAATTATTATTTTTTGAAAACAGATAAATATTATACAAAAATACAAACACATATTATATAATATTTCTTTTTGTAAACACAGAATTATAGTATACAAATTATTATTACTATTTATAAACATATTTCTTCTATAGTTACAGATAAAATACTATTACTTTTATCCTTCCATTACTACAAGAATATTATCCTTCTACAGTCACATATGTTTCATATAAATACTATTTTTTATTTATATACTTCTTATATTCTATGTCTTATTTATTCTTCCGCTCCTATTTTCCCGCCCCTGTGTTTCCCCTCATTATTTATAAGGATATGGACTATTAACTGTAGGTCTAAAAGCATTTCTTCCTGTTCTTTCTAATACTAATTCTTTACATTTTTTACACGCTTCTTTTGCGTTATTTGCCATGATAAAAATGTGATTTAATGTTTCTTGTCTGTTAGCTTTAATCCAATAAAATACTTGATATGATTTTTTCATAATATCAATCTCCTTTTCCTTACCTCTTGTCTATATTATATCATTTATTATTATCATTGTCAAGTATTTTATTTATTCTTTCCCGCCCTTTTCCCCTCTTTCGTAGTGTGGAATTGGCGAATCTAATATTATAGCATCTATATCTACACTTCGCTCTTTTCTACATAATGCTATATATTCTTCTCCATTAAAAATCGTAGTTACTACTTCCCATCCATATTTTGCCATTAGGTTTATTCTTTTTGTTAGTTCTTTTATGTCTGTAGCTGTTACTTCTTCATACATTATTTTTAGCCGCCTCTTTTTTCTCTCGCTATTTCTGCCATTAATCCCCAATCTGGAAATGCCTTAGCATATTTTGCTATTATCTCTTCTTCTTCTGCCCAGCATTCCTCTTTTACACCTAAAAGCTTGAAACAATCTTCTGGGGCTTCTATTGGCATTTTAGTATGAATATTCCTTACAGCTAATTTGCCCCCTTCTAATGCCTCTAAAACTTCACATACAGCTCCTTCATATAGAGCAATATTATTTTCGCCTAGAAATCGTCTTCTAGCTATTACTAAATCACCTTTCTTTAAAGGTCTTCTAAATGCTAGTTTTACCTTAGCCATAAAATCATTAGATAAAAACCCTGGCATATACTCTTTTATCCCTGTAAATCTTTCTAAAATGTCGCATACTATTTGTAAACTATTGAGCCGTTCTTCTCTCGTTTCTCCTTCTAAATGGTTCAATAAAGATTCAGTATCTGATTTTGTTATTTGCATTTTCTTACTCCCATTCCTTTAAATCCATATAACGAGTATAATAACCTAAATAAGTATTTAAATCTTCAAACCAATCGCCTGTAAAAAGAAAATTATTAAATATTCTATTATAATCACTCGTAGACAAATCATAAATGAAAAAATTTGCGAAACTATAAAATAATTCTCTCATTAATTCTCTATTTATCTCTACTTTGTATACACTTTTATATGCTTGCTCTCTCTTTACTAGAGAGGCTCCATAATTTGTTGATAGTAGCACATATCTTACCCCTGCCGCTCTCCATGTTGAAGACATCATTATTATTCCTAATTCAGATTTCTTTAACCGCTTTAATAATCCTTCTTGTATTATTAAAGGATATGCACGATGCAGTAAATCAACTAATATATCATTTTTTCTTTGTTGTAGTGTAGAAAGCATTGTAGGAACTTTCGCTATTCTTTCTTGATTTTTTAATATTAACATCTATTATCCCTCACTAAATAATTCTTTATTCATCCAATAGAGTTATATTGTCCATGAAGATACTTCCCCTCATTTTCAAGTTTGTATTCTAATTCAGAAGGTATTTTATGTTTTTTTAATGAGTTTACATAATTTATTAAATCATCACGTTCTTCATCAACTTTACACACAGATTTTGTTAAAACATTTTCTACCATATTACCACAAAAATGACACTTTAAAATCTCTATAACATATATAAATACTAAATTTACAGTTGCAGACTCTATTTCTTTATAATATACTCCAATTCTTTCATAATGACACGTATGTTTAAATAATGTATTTAATTTTTCTGCATGTTCTTCTATTTCTTTGTCTTTTTTAAAAAATGAAAACCACATATCTTAGCTCCTTTCAATTCTATTCTGCATATTTTTATAAGATTTAATATCTTCTTCTACATGTTTTTCCGCTTCCTCATAAGTCTTATAACATTTCCCTAGATTACATAATAAATAATGAAATGTATATTCCTCATAAAAATCTTCTTTTTCAATATCTCCTAAAACAGTTACATAATAAAACGTTTCATGTTTTTTAGGATGAAAAGGTGGTTTCTTCACTTTATACTTTTCAGTCAATAATCTTAATAAAACAAAATTCTGACAAGTTTTATCACCATCACATTTTAAAATATCAAGTGTGTCCTTTGGATTTATTTTAAAATAATAATTACTTTTGCCATTTAATGCCTCCCCATCTTCTCCCAAAATATAAAATTTTTCACCTGCTTGTAAATCATTATCTTCTAAAAATTGTTGTATATATTTGCTATACATTAATGTCCCTCCTTAAAATCAAAATTAAGAGCTTGCCCACAATCTGAACAATAATTATCTCTTATGGATACTATAGAATCACATTCAGGGCAACGTATAGCTACAGGAACTAATTTGGGCATTTCCCTTCCTTCAATATATTGAGATACTACATCTACTTTTGCTAATTTTGGAATTTGTTTTTGAGCGGCTGTTATAACTTGAATAAATGCCTCTCTCTTTTCAGAAAACTGCCATTTCCATACAATATCTTTTACTTTTTTTAATGCTTTTTCAAAATTCATTTTTATCACCTCATTTTAATATTTCCAATAATAAATACCCCATAGGATACTGAATTATAGCTATATTTCTTGAAAAAGTCAGGAAAAATCCAAATACACTAATAAAAGCACTTATTAAAATTAGTCCTACTGCCAATTCCCTGATTTCTCTATTTTTTATGTTTAATGCAAGTCTACTGCTAATAAAACAAATTATCATTAATACCCCAACTGCAATAATTGAATATAAAGCTTCTGTTGCTACAAAACCTGCTCCTTGATTTAATACTTCCATGCATACTGGTTCTAATTTAGTTGCTAAGTTATCAACTATTTGTTCTGTTTGTTCTATCGTCATTTCTATTTACGCTCCTTTAATTTTTCTGAACAATATTTTAATAAATCTCCTTTATGAATTAAAATTTGAAAATGCCATAAAGATAATATACATGCTAAATCCCTACGCTTAAAAAATAAACCATAATTTTCTTTACAAAATAAGAAAGATATTGTTACTGTTGCATCACTATCCTCTAAAAATTTATTAAATAATTCAACTTTTGTCATTTCATTTCTCCTATGAATTTATTATACCACAATAAAGCTTAAAAGTCAATATCTCTTATTCCCATTCAGTATTTTCAAACATTTCACTTACAAAAGACCAACAAAGGACTTCTCCTTTGTAAGAACATATATAACCTGTATAATCTTTGCCTACTATTAATAATTTTTTCCCTTTATATATTGTCATTTGTTCTGCAAAATAAGCCTGTGGAGCTCCATTATTAGTCCTGTATACTTGCCCTACTGCTAAATCTGTTCTTATTAAAACACTTTCCCCTATTTTAAATTTTCTCATATTTATAATCCTTACATATTTTAGAGAAATCAGATATAGCTATTGGCATATAATCAGGCAAATTTTCAGGAACTTTGCTTAAATGCCTAAAACATTCAGTGTAAATACAAGGCTTTTCTGCTTCTTTGTAGCTGGCAGAACAAAATGACATATCTTTATAACATAACATTTTATTGCTCATCCACCGTTATTTCACTATCTACTTCTTCATATTCGCTAATATCTAATCTATCCATTTCCCGCTCGGCTTCTTCATAAGCATCTTGTAAATGATTAAGAGTTAAATAAGTAGTATATTCAACTGTTTTTTTAATTGTTACTTTAAATTCTTTTATCAAATTATTTCACATCCTTAAAGTATTAAATTCGCCTAAATAGAGCCCAAATGAGTGAATTAAAGAGTGTGTCTTTTCTAAATCTTTAGAAGTAGAGACATTTATGCGGTAAATATAACTTTTATCTACTTCCTGCTCTGTATACTCTAATGACGATTTCTCTATAAGCTTCTTAAATAAATCTTTCTCTAGTAATCCGTTAATAGCACAAGCTAAAACACCATTGATAGGTAAAGTATCTGTTGCTTTCTCATATTTAAACTTTATCATGTAGTTGCCTCCATATCATTCTTTTACAGCTTCCAATACTTCAAGAGTCATTTTACTTGTTGGATTATCAATCAAATACATTTTCTTTACTGTCTCTTTTGTTGGAATAAGGCTTATCACAAATAGTATAACCAACCAAATTATAATTCCTTTTTTTAATACGCTGATATCTTTTCTTTCTTCTGAATTTTTTGTAAGTTCATTGAGTCCATATATAACAAGCACTATAGTAAATACACTTAAAATTATAAAAATAGCGTTCTGTAAAGACCCTAAAACTTCTAACCAATAAATCAGCCATAGACTAGTCACTTTCATTCACTCCTTCTTTAAAATTCAATTCTTTTTCATCTGCAAATTCAATAGCATTTGTTATTAAATCTTGAATAATACAATAACCACCAACATTTAATAAAATTCTATAAAGCTTTCCATTTTTCATTACTTTTGTTAATTTTTCCATATCTTCACCTCGCCTTTATTATATCATACTCAATCTTTATTGTCAATATTTAATTTAATGCTCAAATTTCACTTCTGAGGAATTTTATTCTTCGCAAGAGTAATCCACCCTAAAACTCTATAAAACTCCTCAGAGGTCAAATATGTGCATCTGAAAGGCATGTTTAAAATAATGTGCATTTGTTATTTTCTGCCCCATTTTAATAAAAACAAAAACAGCAAATAAAGATTAAATTTATTAAGTTTTAAAATACACGTCTATAATGTGTATTAGATACTTTAATAATAATCTTTATTTGCTGTATAATTAATCTTTTTTTGTATATGACCAATCTTTAGTTCTTGGTAGAAGTAAAGAAAGTCTTATAAGAGGTAAAACGACATAACAATTATGTCCTGTAATAATCTTAGCCTCTTTAGTATTTTCTAAATTCTCAATTACTCCTTTTATCTTTTTCCCCATATTGTAAAATGATACTACTGTCCCTACTTTTAAACAATCCTTCAAAGAAGCATGGAAAACTACATCATCTTCTTTAACTTGAACCATTACTTCATTTACTTTTACTGTCCAATACCCCTTATAAGGCATAGAAAAAGTTACTGTAGCTAAAGTTCCTTTAGGGATTCTCATGCCTTTATAATAGCAATCTTTTACAAATTTAAATACATCTCCAAAACTAATTCCATTTGAACTTTGATAAGTTTCTAGCATAAGCACTCCTCCAATTTTGCTATTTTAAATCCATGTTTGCCCTTATATAATACATAATTTTTTGTTTTTAAACAGGCTACAAAATATTTTAAAGTTACAATGGGCAAATTTATAATTGAATTTTTTAATGAGTTTTCTATTACATATTCTTTAGGCAATTCATATTGACTTGCTTCTTTAATATTTTGCGCTTTTTTTGTGCTGTAGTCGTCATTAAAAAATCCAATAAAAGTTGAAGGACTAAGTATGATAGAATAATTATTTGTTATTTCAGGATTTTTATATCCTTCTTTTATTAAATATATCGCTATAATTTCAGCATTTTCTTCTTCTACATAACACTTATAAATACCTTTGGAAGTATCAAATACAAGATTTGGATTAAAAATATCCCCTATGCACACTTGTGATGATACTTCCATTATTCCTCTAAATGTTTTCATTCGCAAAAAGCAATGATTTCATCAGGAGCATCTTCTGCCGCTAATATTGTTCTATTTAATCTTTTATTTAGTATCGCATAGGAGAGACTTTTTAATCTTTTTGCATCTACACTAAACCAGTTATCTTTAACACGAATACGAAATACTTTCTTGGAAACTGTAAATTTACTTAAAGTTTTTGGAACAGTTAACATAACAGTTACATCACTGGAAAAATCACAAAATGTATCATCATTTTTCGTTAAAGCTTCTTTCATTTTTTGAAAAAGCTCTTCACTTATATAATTTCTTGTTTCCATTTTTACCCTCCTTAATTTAAATAAGTTTTACAATTTTGAAAAGTATTAACATAACTATATTTATAAGTTGAATTACTATAAAAAATACCCCTATCTTCAATAAAAAGTCCTGCTAGAATAGGGTCAAATCCTCTTCTCATTATACAAAACTTTGAATAACTTTCGAGGTTTTCTAATACTTCTATCAAATCTTTAGATTTAAGGTCTTTCATCCAACATAAAATCTTTGCAATAAAATTCATTGTATCACTATATGGCAGATTTCTTGGTGTCATAATGCTACTAATAATGCCATTGTGCATTATCAGCGAATCTGCCCTGCCATTAAATAAAACAGTATCAGCAATATCAGAAGAAATTTTAAATGGATGGCAGTTATCTTTGTTTACTGTTCCATGTGTAGCAATTCTAAAATGAATTGCTACGTTATAATCTCCTTTAGAAAACGGGAGATATGATTTATAAAATTTATCAAAATCAAAAAATCCCTTCATCATATATGGTGCTTCTTTATCTTTTTGAACCATAAATCCTGCGCCATCAGGATTGTTTTCAAATGCTTTCTGTAAAATTGCTTTTTGCACTTGCTTTCCTTTAGGCTGGTAAATTACAATACACATTTATATCACTCTGCTTTCTTTAAGTATAAAAGTTTTTTATCCAATAACAGCATTCTTTTTCTTCATTGTTCGAGTTTCCCAGTATTCTACAAGCTCTTTATAGCATCCTTTAGGTTTTGCAAATTCTATTAAAGTATTAAAATTAGCTGTTTCAATGTTTGCAAAAGGCAAACTAGCACATAAATTGATAAGAGCATCGCAAAACTCAATGCAAGCTAAAATAGTTTCAGGTTTTAAAGTTCCCCTAAAAATACGAAATTCATATGTCTTAGATGTTTCATTTACTGCTACATAACGACTACCAGAAGAATACTCTTTTACTAATTTCATTTTTTGTGCAAGAGTACAGGTTTTAATCATTGGGGCATCCCCTAAATTATTAGCCGCCCATCTATTAATGCTAGAACTTTTACGGCGTGTAAATTTCACCACATCATCCCAGTTATTACTCAAAAACAAAAGCACTTTTTCAAAAGCTTCTTTTTCTACTGTAGATTTAGTAATATGAACATGCAATCCGCAAGAAGTAGTTTTATGAGAATTAAATCCTAAACCAATCGCTCTTTTGCAAAATTCATCAATCTTGGATTCCTCTCTCCAATAGTTAAGAGTGCAAGGATGACTTACAAATTCAATTCCATTATTTAAACTGCCATCATGTTTTGCATAGAAAATTTTTGAACCTCCAATAATCTCTTCTGCATAAAGATTACTTTCTCTACCCTCAGTTTCGACTTCAATACCAAAATAACGAGAACTATCTACACCACAAAATATAGGGGTAGGTTTGTAACTATAATTTTCTACCTTAACAACAGAACTAGCACATGAAGCGCAATAATGTGTATTATTTAAATTTTTTGCTCTGCTTCTTAAAACCCTTTTACCGCATTTTACACAATATACCCATTTCTGTTCAAAGCACTCTTGACAATAAGACACACTATTTACTCTTTTCAATGGTGCATTTTCTACGTGTTTACCACATTTTCCACAAACTACAGTTTTTTCAGACAAACAATCTGGACAATAATGGTTTCCTAATGTTGTAGTTTTTAAATCTTCTCTATCAAAAAATTTATTGCACTCATCACAATGTTGCTTGTTTTCTTCGACACATTTAATGTGTGCTGGATATTCTACTCCGTCTTTTTGATAAATTGTATAAGCTCCACTAATTTCATTACCGCAAATTTTGCAATTTAACATTTTTACATCTCCTTTTGATTTGATAAATGTATTATATCATTTTCTTTTAAATTTGTCAAGACTTTTTTATTCCCATTCAGTTTCAAACATTCCATCTGTCCAGTAATAAAAACCATCATCTATAGAGTAAATATTATTAATATTATTTGTTATATGCACTTTTTTACCTGCTAATAATAACATACCTCTACAAGCATACATAGCACGTTTATTATTTCTGTTTTTGTAAGATACGCCTAATTTTAAATCTTTTCTTATTCTTACTTCTGCTCCTATTGGCATCATTTATAAGCCTCCTTAATAAAAATCCCTTACATATGCATTATATCACATGTAAGGGATTTTGTCAAACTATTTTTGCTCACTCTCTAAAATAGAAAGTACAAACAAACTTCCAATTCGAGAAAGTTTGTGTAAAAGCTCAAATTCTTTACTTGGAATTTCTACTATTTCTTGTGTCGTATCATATTCTTTAAAATTTAAACCTTCATAATCATCGCAATCTAAAAGAAGCTTAATAGCAGACTCTATTAATTCTTTTCTTGTTTGTGTAAGTCCTTCCATTCCTTAAACCTTTCTGATGTAACAATATAATCCATTGTCGCTATAATACCTACTGCAAATAGTCCAAAAAGAGCTGTGATGCCAAAGGCAAAAATAACTGGGGCAAAAATAATCCAATAACTTAAAGAGACATAGCCTAATAAGTTAATAGTGAATAAAAAAATTGTTAAACAAGCCGCACATCCAAACATTAATGAATTTCAACTTCCTTTCCTTCTAACCCCGCTCTTTTCAATAATTCTGCTAAAGAAATATGCACTTTTTCAGGTTTCTTTTTCAAACAAGTATAGTGCAAATTAAAATTCTCAGGATTGTATGAATGAATTGCATACTGATTCTTAGGAACGTATACTTCTATAAATAATTTTTCTAAACCTTTGCCAGTTTGTTTTTGCAATTCATCTAAAGAAATAGCTTCTCCTTTACAATAAAAATAAAGACGACCAGTTTCCCAATCTTCGGAAATTTTACCCCAGCAACCATTTGAAACTAAAACTAGCATTCCTGATTCTAATTGAGGAAATTGCTTCCAATATTCAGTATCAATAGTATAACCTTTAGGGATACCAGCATTATCAGGTTCTTTAGCCACTTTCTTTACTGTTTTTCTCATTACTGATTCTGCTCCCTTATCCTTACCAAGCAGAATAGCAGAACAAAGGTCTACAAATGCTTGAAAATCTTCATCTCCACTTTTTTTGATTTCATCAGTTTTCTTATTCATATTCTTATCACCTTTCATATAAATTTATTTTTAATGTTGAATGACTATCATTTGTATCTTGCCACCAACCAGTAATAACCCTGCCAGTAGGAGTTAACACATAACAAACATCACAATTTTCGTTGTATTTACAACGTATGACAAATTTAAGCAAATTTTCATTATCATCTGTATAATATTCAAAAATCTTGCCCCTTTTTAACAGAGCTTTATAAGGCTTAGGAATCCTTTTTAAACATGCTCTTTGTTTAAAATGTTTAGTAAATATTAAATGTAATTTACAGAAATCTATATTTGCTATCTTTTCTTTATCAAATTTTACTGCTATGTGATATCTTTTCATTGGCTACTCTCCTAAAGCAGTTTGTTTAATGTAAATTTCATAATTTATCCCTTCAAACACACGCTCTTTTAAAGTGCTAACAGGTATTTTTAAAATACTTTCAAACAATTTACCTTCTGAACTTGTATCCACACAAATTAAGTTCTTTGCTGTTACATAAACAATGATAAAAGCAGATAATTGTTCTTCTTCTAAAAGTAATCTTATTGGAAAATTATTGTGTTCGTATAATATGCTTTTAAGGAATAAAATATTGCCAGTAAAAGGCACATACTTTATTCCATTTTCAGCACTTATATATTCAGGTAACATTAATAGCTGGTTACTAACCGAAGTCTTCCTTTAAAGTCTAACTTCAAGCCAGAAAAACCTTGTTTTGCTAAATCTTTTTTACGCAATAATTCTCCATCCTGTAACCGTAAAATTGCAATCCACTCATCTTTTGAATTTTTAGCCATAATATCAATAATTCCATCAGATTCAGTTTCTACCTTTACTTCTAAAGGATTTAATTGAATATCAGTGTCATTAAAACTTACATCCATAAGTTCACGATTGTCTTTTGGCGCAGTTTTATTAGGTACTTTCATAATGTAATGTCCTTCGGAAATAGCTCGAATCATTAAAGTCTTACCACTATACTTTTCTTTTTCACCTGTCAATCCTTGTTTTAATGTTACTACATCGTTAATGCGAAAATTCATACTATTATCTCCTTTATTTTTAGTGTATTTATATTATACCATAACTATTTTATTTTGTCAAGACTTTTCAACGATAACATCGAAATTCTTTGCCTACAATCTTTTCTCGGATAGGAAGATAGTTGGTTTCAAAGAAAGTTACATTTCCTACATTATAAGCATCAATAATTCCACATTGGTCATCTTTAAGCTCTGTTTCAATATCTCTAATATCTTTTGCATCACAATCTTCAAATGCAAGTAAATAAGTTTCAAAAGTAATAGGATAAGAAGCAACAGTTTTTATTTCTTTATAGGATTCGTTACTAAAGCTTACTCCACCATCTTTTTTGAAACTCCCAATTAATAAAGGTTTTCGCCCTTCTTGCATTAAACAAAATCTACTTGGAGATTCAATAGCTTCCAGAATATCTTTTATCTTCATACTTGTTAATGTTTTAATTTTAGACATAATTTTATAAGTGAAATTACAAGTATCGCTATATTTATCTTTCTTATTTACAGAAATACTTTTAATAACACCGTTTTGCATAAATAAAGAACTATATTGTCCTTTTTCACTAATAGTTTTTTCAACGCTTTCTTTAACAATAAAAGGATGGCAGTTTAAACTATTAACAGCTCCATGCGTAGCAATTCTAAAATGAACAGCAATATTATAGCCCTTATCACTTTCAGCTACTTTTTCATATGCTTCATAAAATTTATCAAAATCAAAAAATCCCTTCTGCATTTTAGGAGCTTCAAGTAAATCAGATTGATACATAAATCCTGCGCCATCAGGATTGTTTTCAAATGCTGTTTTTAATGTCTCTTTTTTTAGTGTAGCTTTTGCTGGTTTATAAATTATAATGCACATATTATAACCTCTCTTTCAATATCTTATGCACTTATTATACCATAACTATTTTATTTTGTCAAGACTTTTTTATTCCCATTCAGTTTCAAACATTCCATCTGTCCAGTAATAAAAACCATCATCTAAAAGTATATGATACATATTATCTTTACGCCAAATTATTTTTGTTTCTTTACCTGCATAAACTAGCATATCTTCTATAACTTCTACACTACCATAAGTTTCTGTAGTTTTTAAATCTTTTCTTATTCTTACTCTTGTTCCTATTGGCATCATTCCCAACCTCCATAATAATGACTAAAATAAGCATGAATTTGATTTATATTCACTCTTATTTTCTTTTCTTTATTTTTTATTCTTGTAAGCATATATGTGCCATCTGAAAATTTCTGGGTACAAATATAATGTCTGTCTTTTTTTGCCACAAAAGTTCCTGAACTACAGTCACACAGACATTTAAATCTATCTCCTAATTCATAAAATTTCTTTACTTTAATTTTTTTATTTATTTTGCAATCCTTTACGAAAAATCCTGTATGAGGAAATAAAATATAGCCTTTTTTAGTAACTCTTTCTATAACAAATCTTGTTTTGTCAATTTTTACTACATCTCCTGCTTTATATCTCATCTCAACTACTCCCATTCTGACCTATAAGAAACACAATTTTTAAATAAATATTCTATATCAATATTCCAACTTGTTCCTGCACCAAAACTATATTGATTTTCTGTTTCTGTTTGTCCTACTTTAGTTGTTATCCAAGATTTATTGGAAACTAAAACTTTAGATTGCCCATCATATATTCTAGTTACACGTAATACATCACCTCTATGAAATACATTGCCCTCATATCTAAAAGGTCTAGTAACTATAAAATATTCTCCTAGTATTATGCTCAATTTTTTCACTCCCATTCTAAAGATGATTTTGGTATAAAATATTCATCAATATCAGAATCTCTAACATACCAATGACAATCACCTTGTGCTCGAATTTCAGCTAATGTTATAGGTGTACTATTAAAAAGCATTATTTGAGCACTATTGCCATCATGTAAACAACTATAGGGAAGTCCATCGGGATAGTAAACACAAAAAAGTGTTTCACTAAAACAAAAAACTCCTGTGCTTTCAAATATTGTTCCTTTAGGAAAAGTCCTTAATCCATCAGAAAATTGACTTTTTACTATAAAAGTTTCTTTGTATTTTTTCATAGCCCTTACTCCCATTCCTCATAGACAATTTCTTTAAAATAAGACCTTAATTCTATATCATTTAAAAACCAATAACACTCTTCTGATGCTAAAAGCTCATCTCTTGATATAGGAGATAAACTTAAAAGAAAATTTACACGTCCATTACCAGTATGCAAATCTTGTCTTAAACTACCATCAGGATTATAAACACGGAATATATTATTACCCATAAAACTAATTAATCCTGTAGCCATAAATATTGACCCTTTAGAAAACCACTTGTATCCAATATACCCTTCTTCTAATAATCTAAATCTTTTTCCATAACTAATTCTCTTCATTTATTGCCACCTCTTAAAAAAAAAATCCTTAATATAGTTTTATTATACCATATTAAGGGATTATTGTCAACTTTTTTTTGTTTTTAGAATCTCAGACAATAAACCTTGCGGATTTCCTGTCACACTTTCTCTTACTTCTACATCGCCGTTAGAAGAAGTTACAACTCTACGCTCTGCTATAACTTTATCACTCTTTGTTTGAATTTCTTGTATCTTTTCAAGATATTTCCATGCTTCTGCCATTGTCTCTGTTACTTCTTTAGTATTTAAGCCACCATCTAATTTTTCAAATGTCACAGCCCTTGATAATCTTTCTAAACTTAAATTTGCAATACTACTCATAGCATCTACTACATCTTCGGGATTTCTTGTATCAAATTGCTTAAACATTTTATTATAAGCACAAAGCATTCCTTCTTCATATAAAGGACATCTTCGTGCTTTAGTGCAAATATTGCAACTTAACTCTGGCATCACACTTGAACTTAAAGATTTTCTTTTCTTTATTCGTTTAATACCTGCTTTGATATTTCCATTTTCATCATAAATAGGCTCTATTCCCTGTTCAATTAAAGCTTTCTCTGCTTCATCTGTCACACCAGAAGTTAATAATCCTTTTAATAAACCTTGACACTCTTCCTTGCTAACAGTACATTCTACATACTCTTTTTCTTGAATATACTCTTCCCGCTCTTTTGGAACTACATTTTTTTTCTCTTCTACTTCTTCTTCTGTCAAAGTGGATAAATCCATACTGCCCTTTAAGAGGGCTGTAAAGTGCTCTTTAAGGGCTTTTCGGCACTTGGTAAGAGTGTTTGACTTCTTATCCCCAAAAAGCCCGCACAAATCAATTAACTCTTCGAGAGGATACTCATTTATAATAGGATTATCTGTCACAAAATTGTAACAAGCAACAATTAATGATTTACCTGCTTCATCAGGAAGATTCGTGTCTATATTTAATTTCTGTGCCCATTCTTGCCAATCTTCCATATCAGTTGAAAACCACTCTACTGGCGGTAAATTTCCTTTACTAGCTACTTTAGACACTTCCTTTCTTCCAATCCAATATCTTTTACCTCTAAATATATCATTTACATGCTCTTCTAATTTCTTATAACTTAAAGCACTAATACGCATTAATTCATAAGGAGCTTCTGCTTCTAATAACTTTTTACTTGTGCATAAATCAAGTATTTTTGCATAATATTCATTTTTCCATTTTTCTTTTGTGAGTCGCTTTAATTTTCCACCTTCAAAATAGTTTAATTCTCCATATTGAGCCCCTGTAATCCAACTTGTACTATCACTTGTATAATACTCATGTTTTAATAATTCTCTATATCCCGATACTGCAAAACCATGTACTTTAGTTTTATATTCCATTGCTATTTCAAATAATTTATCAATTAAAATAGAATCTTCAAATTCATTGTAAGAGAACCCTACATAGGAATATGTTTTACACATTCTTTCCCACTCTTTTAATCCCTTTTCTGCATGATAAACATAAATAACAGGAATGCCCTCTTCCTCTAAAGAATGAAAGTATTCCTCTCTCCATTTATTTACTTGTTCTGTTCCTACTAAAGTATCTATATCCATTTCAACACAAGCAAATACTTTTTCTCTATGTTTTCTTACAAAAGCTATATATCCTTTTATATACTCTTCCCAATAATCTACTGTTTTATCTTGATATTCTGCTAAGGTAAGAAAAGTATGTGCTCCACTATCAATTAACAAAGAATTCTTCTTAACTTTATCGAAACGTTCTACAATTTTATCTTTTCCACGCCGCTTTATATACCAATAAGACTGCAATAGACTAGAAGTAACGTCTATTGCAGTATAGAAATTTTCTTCTGGTTCAACACCAGAAAGAAATAACGTATATCCATTTTTCATTAACTAATTCTCCTATTATTTAGGTAATCTAACACTATTGGCTTCTAACCAATCCAAAGCTTTTTTTGTTCTTGGAGTTAAACTTGTTTGCACCCTTCTAAGCCAAGATAAACTTCTTCTTGTTGCTGGGCTAGTAATCTTCACTTGTGGGGAGGTATTCACTGCACTCTTTTGTGTATTAGAACCTGTTCCCTTACCATTAATAATTTTAAACATTATTTTTACCTCCTTTTATAACTCTAAAATAATTAGGATATTTATGTTTTGCTTTCCATTTACAATTTCCGCATTCCCCACATTCTACACCATCTACAGGAAAGTTACAACTAAAAGTATTTCTTAAAGGAACCTTAAACTTACAACCTACAGTATAAATTTCATCTTTAGTATTGTTAATATAAGGTGCCTCTAATCCAATATGGGGATTTTCTAATTGAACTAATTTCTCCATTGTTTTTAACCAATATTGTGTGCAATCAGGGAAAGGTTCCTCCACCTTTATCAACCCTAATAATATTATAGCATATCCTGCTTTAATTGTCAAGGTTGAAAGTGCTCTTAATATAAATTGAGCATTTCTGTATGGAATATATTCTATTTCTGTTTTATAAACAGGCATTTCTAATTCAATATAGTTAAGGATTTTGTCTTTTACTAATTTAATTATCTCTCTTGCCGCTTTTGTTTCTTCTTGATTATACTGAGTAACAATATGTATTACTGTCAATTTATTAGGTAATTTATCAATAAAATCATAAAGCAACACAGTGCTATCATACCCACCGCTATATAATAAATAAAATTCGCAATTATCCATTTTATACTAACTTCCTATAGTTAATAATAGTTACTTTTTTCTTATATTTTCTTAATTGCTGAATCATATTCCAAGTGCCTCTTGAAACACCATCCCAAAATATAATTCCTTCTGTGGCTTCCTTCGCCATTTCCTCGTTTCTTTTTAATGGGGCTACTTTAGAAGGATAAGTCTCATAATCAGGGGGAAATTTTACACATTTCAAATTATGAGAAGAAGCATAAACCTCTCCCATTGAATCTGCTCCTTTAGCATTGCCACTAATTATAATTACTTGTTCACCATTTATATGAAAATCTAAAACATCACATAATAATCTATAATCATTAAATTCTCTTGTACCAGCCACAATTATTTTTCTCATTTATTCAACACCCTTTCAATTAAAAATTCTGTAGCATTTTCTGTTATCCCCATATCATATAAAGATTTTCCATCTAATAAAATTAGATTCTTCTCTAAATATTCATCTGCATTTAAATTTCTGTCATCTATATAAACATCTGCATAAATCTTTCTTGTAGTAGATAATTGATTTCTTAATTCAAGAGTTGGAGCATACTTTTGTAAAGTTTCCTCTACATCATTATTAACTGCATCAAACTTTAATCCAAATAGATTATCGCACCAACTTACAGCTTCTTCTAATTGTTCCCCACCTCTGCAAGTAAAAAGAATTATTTTATTCCCCATTTCTTGCAAAGCTATTAAAAGCTTAATAAAATGAAAGCGACAAGAAAAGTATTTATCACCTTTCCACCCTCGATAATACCCAATAACAGGCTCACCTATTTCTGGGTACTTATTTTCACATAATGTTCCATCAAAATCTACTGCTATAATTTTCATGTTTTTTACTCCCATCCATAAAATACTTTAAATTCTCTGCTAAAATATTTTAATTCTTTTTCTGTAACCACAAATCTTCTTACCTTATTATCTATCTCTAAATATATAAATAAATAATTATGTGAATTAATCATTATTTCTTCTGCTTCAAAATATTCACATTTTAATACTTTTCTACATTCATTAGCAGTTAAAGGAAATAAATTTTGTAAAAAAATTATTGGCACATAACTTTTAAAACTATATTTTTTTCTTATTCCCAAGATTCATCAACCTCCACGCATGCTATTTGAAATGCTTCCTTAGTTATACCCATTCCTATATACTCTCCTTGAACTGATTTTATAGGAAACATCTCAGTATCTTTACTAGGAGAAACTACTTCAACTATAAAATAAGAAAGATTTAAAAGAGTTCTAGCATAGCTACGAGGCATATATGAAAGAAGAAATTCTTCTGTTACAAATCTCCTAAATTTGTATATTTTTTCTGTTCTGTATACTACTATCATTTTTGTGTTATAATAGCTATTATATTTCATTCCCACCCATCCCTATCATTAACTTTCTTAAAAAAATATAGAAAGTTTCTACCTGCCATATTAAACAATATTGGACAGTCAAAAGTATCTGCCACTCTAACAAAAACTCTTTCATTTCTTTCCATTGCTCTTTGTGTTGTATAGGTATAGAAAAAATTCGTTTTGTTTAACTGTTTTATATCTAAAGGAGTTAATGAACTGCGCTGAAAAATACTATATAAAGTATCAGGGTCACTACTTCTTAATTTAAATTTCCGCATTTTAACCTTCCTTATAATTAAAATAGAGGTGTAGCCTTGACTACACCTCTATTATAGCATAATTACTCTTGCTTGTCAAGTAACTTATCTAACTTTTCTTCAATTCTTGCTTGATTCTCTAAGATTTGCTTAAAATATATACTATCTTGCTTTCTTAATTCTTTCATTATAACATCATTTTTAGTTTGTTGTAAATTTTCTATGTAGTTTAATATGCCTAATAAATCACCTAAAGCCCCTAAAGTGTCCAGAAGACTATTATTATTTCCGTGATTATTCATCTTTAACTACATATTTGTAGTATCTATAAGCCTTTCCTTCTGGAACATCTACATCCTCAATGAACGCTTTAGAGAGTTTCGCCGCCATTGTAATATCTTCACCGATAACTGTGTTGTAATCGCTGTAGTACATATTAATAACATAGTAAAAATCCCAGAGGTTTTCAGTGATGCCGACAATCCGAGCAGCCTCATCAGTACGTTCCTTGCTCCATTTCTCGCCAGTTGTACCACCTGCATTTATCATTTCACTAACGGCTTGTTTCGCTAAGTCCTCATCAAAATGCTCACCATTAACACACAAATAAATGTCTTCTTCTATATCTTCATAAACTTCTTTTAAATCTGTTGTAGGATATTTTAATCTGCATTTTAATATCTCAACTAAATCATCAATCCAGTTTTGCTTCTTCGTCAGGTGCATTAACGACTTCTTCATGTGTGACATTTTCTATTCCCCCTAATGCTTTACTGATAGGCTCTCCTATATACTTATCTGTAAGCTTATTTACTAATTCCCCACCTTGATTACTTACTTTTATTAATTGTTTTCTGCCCGATTCTGTTAATGCTAAATAGCCAACGCCAAAACCTAACATTAAAGACATTAAATCAATTTTCATAATATCACCTTCTTTTAATCTTTAGAAGATACGGTAGGTGTAGAAGTAGTAGGATTATTTAAAACAGGTGTTACGCCAACAGTACATTTTGGCAAATTGCAAAGCACTGTAGCTAATTTAGAAGCTGTATGAATCCGAATATCATAAATCCTTCTAGGCTTTAATTGGTCAGAAAATACTGAATTACCACAACGGTCAACTAATTGTTAGGAGGCACTATATCTCCTAACTCCACTAATCGTTGATAATACTTTTCAGCTTTATCTAAAGCTTCTTGCGCTGTCTTCTGTAAAGCAGTATAAGCATCGTTTGTAACACCAACTTGTTGTCTTTCACCATATACACTATAAGAATAAATAAAGCCATTTTCAACATAAGCTGAAAAATAATTTTTAGCTACTTGTGTAGCTGTTATATTAACAGAGTTTAAATCCATACATTTATTCTCCTTTTAAACACAACTCTTTAAACATAGGTAGTGTTTTTACCCAAAAACAAAACTCTTTCCATTCATCTGAACGATGAGTATTTCTTTGATGATAAATAGATAATAATTGTAAATAATTTGTAGTCATTCGTGCCGTCATCTGCAATCCCATAGGAATATTAGATAAACAAGCATCTATGCCAATCTCACCTTTTTTATAAGCATTTACATATCTTTGTGAAATTTTTAATAATTCATTATCTACTAAAGGACAATGTTTATCTAAATCAAGCATTGTAATCCGATGCATTTTGCTCATTGAGCTTATAAAATCAATATAGTGATATCTTTGTAATTGTTGCCATGTATACTGAGGTAAAGTTAAATCAAATTGTACTGTAATTCCCTTTAAAGCACAATTATGTCCGCTCCCTAAAGGAGAATTGCCTAATCTAATACCTCTTTCTATATGTTTATTACTGCCAGATTTATTTTTAATTATTCTTTCTGTTGCTTCTACTTCCTTTAAAAATTCCTCTTCATTTAATTCTGTAGATAACATGGGATAGCCAGAGGCTATTAAGCTCTCTGGCAAACCATATATTCTAACATTTTCTATCTTCATATTATACTCCTATTATACCATAAAAATCCATATTTGTCAATAGATTTTTACTATTTAATTTCTAATAATTTGTGTATTTGTAATCCTAATTTAGCTTTTAATTTATCTTTCATTAACCAGCCCATTATTTCTCTTGCTAATTCTAAATCACAATTTACAGGAGAAAAAATAAGGCTTGCTTTAGTTTTATATTTCTTTAAAATTCGTTTTGCTTCTTCATAATCATGGATATTAGAAATAACAAACTTAACTTCATCATTTGCTTTTAGCTCTCCTAAATTCTTATAACAATTTAAATCTGGTGCTAATACTGTTCTACTACTAGGTAGTTTAACATCCATACAATATGAATAACTTCTTGCGTATTCACAATGCTCTATAGGAATTGTTCCATTTGTTTCTACTGTAACAATATAATCGTTATATAATAATTCATAAACTAAAGGCATAGTTTCTTCCTGCATTAAAGGTTCTCCACCTGTAATACAAACATATTTATTTCCTAATGCCCCTATCTTATCCATTACCAATCCTAAATGCATCTTTATTCGTTTGCCTGTCATTGAATGTTTCTCATCACAATACTTACAAGCATAGCTAGGAGACATCTCAAATAAATTACAACCAAATAATCTAACAAAGGTAGTAGGATAGCCTGTATACTTCCCCTCACCTTGAATACTACTAAAAATCTCTGTAATATACATTTACTGTGACTCCCATATTACCCTATTATTATCCGTTTCGGCTAATTCTATTTTAGTCAGTTTAACTTTTAAACTATTATCCTCTATTAAGGCTTCTACTCTCCATGCCATATCTAAAACTAACATTTCTGCGGTAGGATTATAAAAAAATCTGTTTAAATCTGAATGGTCATAGAGCTTTGTTATTTCATTTATAATATATCTCTTTATAGCTCCAAAATCTTCTACCATACCACCATCTTGTATTTTTCCTTTTAAAAAGATAGTATACTTATAAGAATGTCCATGTAGTTTAAGGCATTTTTCATTAAATGCTGTTGGATTTACTAAATGATGAGCGGCTTCAAAACTACTGCTAACTGCTAATGTGAGTTCTTGGTTCATAGTATGCCTCCTTAAAATAAAAGCCCACCATTTAGGTGGGCTATGACTGTTATACTCTAGTCAGAGTTATCTCAATGATACGAAGAATTTCAAAATTGTACGTTCTTCACCATCAATTTCAACAACGTCAAATCCAATTCTAGTAACTACATCGTATCCTGCCACAGCTAAATGCCCTCTTGAAATAGCAATAGCTTTACATGTTTGATTAATGGCACTAGCTCCGATTGCTTGCAATACTACATCTTTTGGTGCTGTATCTCCATCACCTTTCAATGTGTGGCTGATTGAGCCTGCTACACTTTTTGCATTACTTGTTGAAGAAACTTTAAATAAAGCTGTTTTTTCCATTCTATCTTCCTCTTTCCTTTTATAGCCCTTTACAGGCTTTTTTAAAATTATTACAAATGTTATTATATCACATTTTTGTCTTTTTGTCAAGACATTTTTTGATTATTTTTCCATCATCTAGAATATCTAAAAAATCTTTTAAACGTAAAAATACAAAATCATCTGCTTCTGCTATTCGCTTGCCATTTTCATTTTTCTGCGTTCTATGCATAATGACTATAGGTAATTTACCTTCAATACAATCACTTTCAGCTTGCTCAAACCATGTATTAACTTGCCATCTATTTTGATTTTTTAGTTCTAAATGTAATTTGAAATCATAATCTTCATTTAGATTAACTAAGTCTCCTCTTAACAAAGTATTAGCTGAGGATTTTTGAAATCCACCACTGGAAGGAACTCTTGAAAAATCTAAATCAGGAAATCTTTCGCCCAAAAGCTTCCTTACCTTTGATTCATAAGATGCCCCTTTTCTTCTACTGGATTTAGCTTTTTTGCTTAATTTAATCCGATTTTCTAACTCTACTATTTCTTCTGAATCAGGTTCATATCTTTTTAAAAGTTCTAACCGTTCTTTAAGAACATCTACTTGCTTCACTCTACACCAACCCTAGCGTTTCTGTTAGCATCTGTAAAGTCTACTCCACGTCTAGACAGCTCTCTACTAATATTAAATTTTAAATCCTCTAAGCTATCTAATACATCTTTTAAGTAATCAAGTCTTTCTTGCAAATATATCACCCTTTCCATTGCCTCTTTAGCGGAAGGATATTCTGCAAGTTTTAATTCTTTTTCTGTAAGACTCATTTTTACTGGAAAACTTTTATAAATTAAAGCTTTTTCCATATTTAACTGACTCTGTGCTTCCCTTAAATACGCTCTTGTTTGAGATATGAGCGTTCTTACATATACCCTTTGCTGTACTGTAGCATGAAGATACCTTCCTATTTCAGCGGCAGGTAACTCATCTAAATATCTTGGCAATTTTAAATAGTCTCTTTCAATATTCTCATTGGAGAAAGGGGTTACACCTTCTTGTGAAAGTTGACTTTCAATCTTGTCAATTAAAGTCACCATAAATACCTACTCCTATCATATGCGAATCTTTGAAGTTTGATGCTCCCCAAAAGTATACTGGTGCTTTTTTAAGCTTCACGTTTGCACTCATTGCTGGATTCCCATTAAAATCAATTCCCAACCCTAAACCAAAATTAGGCTGTAATGTCGTTGTCTTAATTTTATATTCTATCTCTATATCTCTATCTATATTAACAGCATCTTTTTTAAACTCAAAATTCTCTTTAGTATCAGGAACAATTTCAATCTCTTTACCATTTATATTAGCTTTAAATTTATAATTATCTTTTATATTTAAATCCGCTTCTGTTTCATCTTTTTTTTCTATTACTTGAACTTTCGCTTGTTCCTTAATACTTGAATCTAATGTAATTTGAGGACGTTTTATATCCTTAACTGTTAATTCGCCATTATCAATATTTACTGCTGATTTATAAATAATCTCTGGCGGTTTGTTATAAAAATAAAAACACGCTACACTTAAAAGAATGCATAATAGCCAAGCATACTCTTTAAATATTTGCCATACTTTCATAAGTTAAAAGCTTTGCCCCGAACCATAAAGTTATAAAGGCATAAAAAAGCAGTAACTAAATAAATTGCGCCAAATAGCCAAATTAAAACTGGACTAAGTGTTACTGGCAAAAAAGTATATATTAAATAAGGCACTACACAGAAACAAAAACTGAAAGCCACACAAACAATAGACATTACTACTACCCCTAATAACATACCTAATCCATAAAATACCTTAGAAAGAATTTTATTCACTATAACACACTCCTTTATATTTACAGTTTTTACAACTACCGCTTTTTGTACTGCCCTCTGGTCTATCAGGTATTCTGTTTTTTGCTATACATTCATTCAAAAAAGTATATTTACTTTTTATTTCTTGCATTATACTCTCATCCCAATAAACAATAAATTCTTTAATCTCTTGTGTATTTTTATTTTCATACAAAAAATCAATGCTATCTATTGGAGTGGTTTTGTAATCTTTTATAAGATTTAACATTTTTAAAAATTCTTGTTTTCTGCTTTTCCGCTCTTTTACTTTTAAAGATTTATCTAAAGATAAGTAATATTTATTAGCAAGTTCTTCCCCACAAAAGTCCTCACTTTGCATTGCTTGCCTTATCGTTTCAAAACAATACATATAAATTGAAGCTTGTTTTATATGTTCTGGTTTAGGTTCTATTAATCCTACATATTCACAATGATTAATTGACTTTATCTCTAATACACCTAAATGTCCATTGATTAAAGCCAATCCATCCGCATTCCCCAATATTTGTAGTTCTGCATTAAATACTGGTGGCTCTTCTTGTAATAATAAACCAGATTTTATTAAACAATTTTGTATCCTAGTATGAACATCTTTACCATTATGAAATACTCGTTTTGTTCTTGGTTTTATTACATTTGTACAAGCATAAAACTTTCTAACATAATAAAGAGACCTTACACAATCTTTTATCCCACTAGGACTATTAAAGCCATGTTTTCTTCCTTCATCATCTTTTTCAGTTAATAAATAAGAGTCTATTGCTGTTGTTAAAGGGCAATTTGACCCCTTCATAATTGAAAACAGGCTAGTAGCTGAACCTCTTACTTTTAACCGCTTCATTACATAACCTCGTATAATACTCTTTCATTCTTTAAAAATACTTCTTCTGAAACTAAAAACCAAGTTTCAGGAACTAACCTATAGTTATGAACACTAAATCCTATAGCATTCTCATTTTTATTTAAACTCTTTAAATCTTCTTTATAAGATAAAGAAATACTTCTACCTTTTACTAAAGTATCAATAACCTTTACTTTAAATAATTTAAAGATTAAAGATGCTTTTAACGAACAGTCCTTTATTCTAAAGGCTACAAATCTCTCATTCTTGCAATCAAAAACTAATAATGGACTTCTTAGTCCGTCCTTTATAGCTTCCTTTGCAATTTTAGCTAAAATCTTTTGTTCTAGCTTATAGAAATCTTTATCAGTAGTCTTGCACTCAACTAAGTATCTTGATGTTCTTACATCACCCTTAGCTTGCCATAAAGAACCACTAGCCATTACTGTTTTTCCACCTAATATTTTTGCTACATCTTTTTCTTGTTTATTACTTTTGTACTTTGTTGTTCCTTTTCTCGCCATGCTTTTTATCACCTATTCCCTTGTACTGGTGGTGGCTTCCAAAAGATACAATATGTTTTCTCACCCTTAATTAAATCATACTCTGTAACATCTGTATTAATACAGCCCTTATCATAAAACCAACAATTATGACAAGAAGCTGTATAATACCCTCGCCTTACCAGAATATCATATAAAAAAGAGTTATAGCCTCTATTGTATATGCTCATCTGATGTTAACACCTTTTCCCTTATCTCTTCAAATAAAGCTCTGTTAGAACGCAATAATTTAATTAAATTATCTTGCCCCTGTGATAACTGCTCACCATTATAGTAATACCAGCCACCTCTGCGCTCAACTATTCCTAACAATACTGCAATCATAATTAATGCTTTTTCGTTATCTATGTCTCCTCTTTGAATATAGTCACAAGTGTCTGTATAAATATCATACTCACCTGTTCCATAAGGAACACCAGCTTTATTTTTCTCGATTCTAAATTTGATTGTCTTACCTACGATTCTTTTCGTTTCTCCACTGCCTACTGCAATAGTATCACCCATACGTAATCTAATCTCTAAAGTATTCGTAAATCCAGTGCTTCTGCCACCTGTTGTATACTCTGGCAAAGGGATAACCCCTCTGGACTATATCTTCAACTCCTGCTAAGAGTGCTGTGCGCTTCCATTTAAAGCCTTAGCTACTTTGTATCTCAACAAAGCCGTACTCTACTCACTTACCCACATAATATAAGCAATACATATTATGTTTCTGTTTTCGATAGTCTCTACACCTTCCTCTAATGAGGCTTGGCACGGTATTCTGCCTATTCACCGTTAGCCATTTCTGACACCGCTTCTGCGTTCACACAGTTTTTTACTGTAAGTCGCCCTACAGGGAAGCCCAAATCTCTTAATAAATCATAAATAATTTTATCTGCTTCATCTATATCACACTCCTTGATATAAACTACAACATATCCCAAAGATTCTGCATATGCCTTTTTTCTTGCATCAATTTTAATTTGTTCAGAATTATTATGATAAAATCCCTGAACTTCTATTAAAATGCCGAATCCTAAATGAAAATCAAAATTAATGTCTTTTCTTGTATACATAATAAAAGAAACAGATAATTATGATTTATCTTAATTCAACTTCCATACATCACGCCAATTTTCTCTCTCAACTGATTAATTGCAACAACCGTAGAAGGAAGTTTTCCTTCTCGCTCTAATGCATTATTAAACAACTGAAATTTACCATGATACTCACCTAGCATTTTAGGCTTGATTCCCATTTGATAACTTTCATCAAAGTCAGAAGTTAATACTTTAGTTGGTAGTAGAGCGGCATAAGAATCAATAACAATCAATTCTACTCCTGCTCTCTGCAAGGCTATAGCTATATCTAAAGCTTCTTCCATTCCATCAGGTTGACAAAATAAAAGTGACTCTAAATCTATGCCATTTTCTATTGCCCATTCTTTTGTGAGACTACCTTGTTCCGTTTGTATCAAAGCACAAGTTAAAGGAATATCGCCATCTTCTGCTACAATTTCTATATCTTCGCCATCAACCGTAACAAGTTTCTTTTTCATTTTTTGAACATTAGCAATCATCTTATAAGCTAATAACGATTTCCCAGTAGAATAAGCTCCTGCAATAGTTATTAATCTTCCAGAAGGTATTCCACCACCAATTACATAATCTAAAGCTACACTACCTGTTGAAATCTTATAGGACATTTGCTCTTTAATAGTTGCCCCTAAACGTATAGCGTTCTTACCATGCGCTTTATTTATAGTCTTTACTAATTGCTTTAAATCTGGCAAAGTATCACCCCTGTAATGCCATCTTACCTAGTTTCTCTTCAATTACATCAACATAATCAGAGTAATCTCTAATAACAGCACCTAACTTATCCTCTAATCTACTTAAACGTATACCAAGAACATTTGGCACTAAACCTTCTGGGGCTACACTTTCAACTGAAATGGTCTCCCCAACAACACACTTTTGTAACCGATTATTTATGTCTTCAAGCATCCCTACCTGAGTTTCTAAAAGTTTTAAAACTTCTTCATATTCACCTAAATGTTTTTTAGAAACAGAAACATCTCCTCTGTAAACTAAATCATCTATCACCTGTCCGCCCAATTTAATTGTCATATTCTTTACCTCCTTATTATACCACATAATCTTATTTTTGTCAAGCATTATTTTGCTTCACTATAAGTTCTACCTATATCTCCTACTGCTTCCAATGGAATTGTTAAATTTATGCCCCTACTTGGTAAGCAATTTTCCATATGAAAAGTTAATCTCTGCTTGCATAATTCTGCAAACTTTTTAGGGCATACCATGACTATCTCCATAACGTATGCTTAAAAACACACTCGACTATATCATACATCTGCACTATGCCTCCCCGCTTCCATTTAAGGATGTCAACCCACTTTGTATCTCAACAAAGCCGTACTCTACTCACTTCTCAAATAGTAGTAATGTGCAGTTCCTACTATTCTATGCTTTTGTTAGTCTGTGAGGGTGAAATGCTCTCATTTCCTCCCTGCTGATTGGCTACACACTTTCGTGATATACAGTATATTGTCACTCTTTGGTAATACTGTATTTTTGCGTTCCAGCATATCGAAGAGTTTAAACACGACAAGTTATTTGACTAAAGTTTATCGTGTACATTAAGTATTTGTCTTGCACCAATAGATTTTAATACTACATCATTATCCACATCTATCTGTGCTAATGTTGTGCAATCTGCCGCCGCCCCTTGTGATTTTGAATTAACCGCTAATCGTTCATAGTATGAACGTGTTCTACCATCTTGGGAATTTATCCCCCACAAGTGACGTTTATGCCCAGAAAATAGTGTTTCTATATAACCATTCTTTCTAGCAAATTGAATTAAATCTCTATCGTATTTTTTTAACCCTGCAAAACCTTCAAAATACCTATCTATATATTCTTGTGCGGTCTTTTCATCTATTTCTAAATTTCTTGCTACCGCTATTTTTGAACCACCATAATCTACAGCGAAACCTACAGTCTTAGCCACATTTCTTTTATGTGGTGCTAATTTCTTAATTGAATTTGGGTCTGCATCTGCTAATTCTGGAAAAATAATTGTTGCTACTGTTCCATGTGGGTCAAGTTTCTCTTTTAACATTTTAATCAACAATGGGTCTTTTGAAAAATGTGCTGTTAAAAACTTTTCCAGAGCATGATAATCTGCCGCAACAATTACTTCATCTTCATTATCAGCTATCATTAAACTTCTTATCTCAAATTGTATCCAAAAATCATAATAACTTCTATCCTCACCTTCTTTGGGCTCTTCTAAAGGCTTAGGAAGCTGTTGGTCAATTATGTTATCACGAGGCTCTTTATCCTCGCTTCTCCGTCTTTACCATTGTACGGAGTTAAGACTATATCTTAGCCATATCATAAGGAACTCCATAAAACTCTTTTCGTGTTTCTAATAGTGCTTTTAATGCTGTTAAATCTTCCTTTACTTTTGCAAAAGATTGCCCAATATAAACACTTTTATCTTTATAAATAATAACATAAATATAGGAGATGTTTCTAAAAAATTTTACATCTCTAACTAAAGAGTTATTATAATAAATGTTCATCTTATCTCCTTATAACTTAGGCTCTGCCCATTCGTGGAGATTTCAACTAATATAGTCTACTTTCTCTAGTCGTTACACTTTTTAGTTATCACTAACTAACTTAGTTCGGTATTGTCCTTTTATTGGCGGAGTTTCACCGAGTTAGAGCAGTTAATTTTTCTAGGAATTTCTTGCCTAGCGAACCATCTGTTTAGTTCGGTTCAGAACAACTTAGCCTAAATGATGATGTTCCATTTTGGTTGAAGCTTGGATGTACTTTTCCATCACAATACATTTTTTCTTTTATACCTAGCATAAATGCTGTATACAATTTTGTTAATTTAAAATAATCTTGTAGAAGTTTAATTAATTTATGCCCATCTTCTCTTTTAGGAGTTTGTCTTAATAATTTCTTTAATGCATCTTTATCTGTCTTTGGTGTTCTTAATGCTATATCTCTTGATTTTCCACCATCAGTCCATGCTATAGGCTGAAAACCAAAATTTAATGTTACTAAATCCTCATTAAAAGATTCTCTATATTCCCCTGTTTTTCTATCCTTTAATTTCTTTTTAAAACCATATAATATTTCAAACAGTTGTTGACCACTATTGATATTAAATTTAGCTCCTACTACTTCATATATTTTGTATGTTAATTCTTCCAATTTTTCTTCTGCTAATTTTATCATACCTTCAAGTTTTTCTATATCAACTTTGATTCCATTACGTTCCATTTTCCACAAAACTTTCATATATGGCATTCGTACTTCTCTAAAATATTCGTAACCGCCATCTTCTCTCAATGCATTAAGAATTGGCTCATACATTTCTTTCATAAAATATACATCTTCTGCTGAATATTGTGCTCCTATTGGAATCTGAACGTGTTGAAAACTAGCATTACTATTAGAAGCTAATCCCAAAAGTTTCTTTTCCTCTTTAGTAACTGTCATAATAGTATCTTTAAAATGAGATTTTTTTACAGAGAAAATTGTTTCAGTTACTGCTTCTAAATTCTTCTCTTGTTCTTCATCTAAAGTATGTACAGCTATTTGTGTATCAGTAAAAGTATTTGTTTCAAACACTTTTACTATATCTACACCTTCATTTGCAAATAAATGTAAGTCAAATGAAATATGATGGGCTATATACTCTTTTCCACCATTTTCCATTAAAGGCTTCAATCGTTCCATAAAATCAACAATATCCATATTATAGTATTCTCCTGAAAACTTTTCTGGTAAAAAATCAGGAAAATTTTTGGCATCATCAAAAACCGCAGTGTTTTTACGGTAATCAAGTCTCCCACAACCAATATAGCTACCTTCAAAATAGTGCCTGAAAGGAATATAATATACTTCCTTACTGACACTATCTTCAAAGGCTACTGTTAATCCTACTGCATAATCTTTCCCCTTATACCTTACATCTAATCCAGAAGTTTCAAAGTCAAAGAAAATTTGTTTCGCTCGTTCATATTCCTCAAAAAATCTATCAACATTCTCTTTATTGACAATAGTTAATTTAAAGAATTTTTGATGAAACAAATAATCACTCCTTATTAATTAACTTCTTCCATTTTTTACTTGGCTTAAAAACAAACCTGTTAAAAGGTTTTCTATCTTGAAAAGTCTTAGTATGAATGTTATAAGAAGTTTTTATATCTTGCTGTCTTGATACTAAAGAAAAATATCTAGGCAAAACTAATCCAGTGTATTCTTCTAAAACCCCTTCCATGCCTTTACAAAACATCTTAATAATATTATTTGCCTCTGTTGAAGTAATATTATTTTGCTCTGCTATTTTATTAATTAAAGTTTGTCTATCTGCTATTGCGCCCATTTCTAAACCTTCCTGTAGTCAATAATGCTTTACAAGTCTTATTGATAATTTTTTCTATCAATTCTGTTTGTGCTTTATCTTCTTTGTTTATATATAAATCTAGGTAATAAAGATGCAATAATTCGTGAAGTATACTCCACTCAACATCATCACTGCCATTTATAATAGCATCTTCGTCAAGCTCAGGATTACTGTTTATCCGAATTATTGCCCTCTCCATAGAAGGGCTAGAAGAAATACTTGCTAATGCTGGATAGCCCAGTAAATATTCAATATCCCTATTATTTGCATATGTGATAACTATATCCCAATGACTAAGTCCTAAAATTTTCTGCCAATACTTCATGCAAGAATCTAATGCTTTTTGAGACCATTTATCCATTAATCCACTTCCCTTACCAAAACTCTATTAAGCCCTGCTGGACGAATAGGCTCAGGTTCTACAAGTGTTGTTGTATCAAAAGAGGTGTCTTCAACACCGTAAAATGGGAATTTCTTTTCAATAATTTCGTAATAATCAAGTCCTCTATATTTATCAGGAATTAATTCCTGAATTTTTTCTTTAGCCGCTTCATTTAACTCTCCAATAGCAAAGATGTCTTTATCTAAATATGGATATTTTGTAAAAATCTCTGCTCCTGCTTTGTCAAACAAATAAGAAATACTAGGTTTCTGTCCCATGCGAGTTGCATAATAAGGCGCATCTAACAACCCATAACGCTGTCTATTGCGTTCAATAATACCGCAATCATTTCCTCTTAAAAGAACAGCAACCGCTTTATCAAATTCTACTTTTTCACCTGTCTTTTTACTAATATAGCTACCTTGTCTACCATCTACAACTAAATAAGCTGATTTAAAACTTCTAGGTACACCAGCTTGACATAATGGACAATCCGGTTCACAGGTACAAGCATAATTATTATATCTACCACCTTCTTGGACATTATGGCTCCAAAAACTAATTGGCTCATCAGTTAAAAATCTAACTGGTGCATCTGCGGCATCTCTTACTGTTAAAAAATAATCTTTAATATAGCCACCTTTTTTAGTGGTCTTTTCTACCTCTGTTCTTGCTTGAAATCCTCTTTTAAAAATTGAAGCTACCATTCTTTTTTCTCCTATTCTATTTTTCTTAATTTTAATCTTGGATACATCTCTAAATTATTAAACATATAATCTAATTGTTCTTTATTCATATCTTGAACATCTTTACAATTTTCAGGGTAATTTACAATACTAAATATAAACTCATCTTTACATAGGTCATATATGCGTTTACAGCCACTCTGACCAGCTTTATCTCCGTCTAAGGCTAATATTACCTTTTTGATATTAAAACTCCTCAGAAGTGAAATTTGAGCCTCTGAAATACTGCAAGTTAACATAGCTAAAGTATTAGCATAACCGTGTTTTTGTAACCACAAAGCATCTAATACTCCCTCTACTAAAATAACAGAATCATTAACAGGTCTAAACAAATTCAAGGGAAATAAAATTCCCGAACGTGGAAAATTGTCATATACATAGTATTTAGGAGCTTTACCATATACATTTGCGTATTCTGGCGTTTTATCATTTAATACTGCCCTCCCTATAAAACCACATAATGAGCCATCTTCCCAAAATACTGGAATAGTAACTCGTTTCTTTTGTGCATCCCAGCCAAATAAAAATCTTTGCTGGTCTTCTTGGCTAAATCCTCGGTCAATAAAATATTTATGAAATATTTGCCCACTTTGAAATGCCCCTAATGAAGAATTAGATAAAACAAATCTTTCTTTCTGCTCAGGAACTTCTTCATATTCTCGTAAAGGAACTTCTTCAACCTTTTGCGCTTGTTCTCCAATTATTTCATCAAGCTTTATTCTTGCTTCGGCATAAGAGATATTTAGACACTTTGCTATTAAACCAACTATTGTCCCACTTTCACCACAACCAAAACAATGGTAACATTCCTTTTCAGCATTTAAACCAAAAGAAGGACGTGTATCTCGATGAAAGCAACAAGATGCCATAATATCATTGCCTACTACTTTAATATTCTTTATATTTAATACTTCGCATACAGTTAAAAGTTCTTCTACTCTCATACTACTCAATCCTTTGTATTTGTTTTACCGCTATTGGCGTTCTCTTCTTCTCTTCTTCTACATATAATAAATCATGTTTCATTTCAGTAAAATCCCAACTCATTTTAAAAGGCGGTTTCCATTCGCCATCACGTACTTTTAAAGTTACTATTTTTATTTCTTTTTCCGCTTTATCTGTTTTATCTTGTTCTAACCCATAAACAGCATCACAATCTTGGGCAAGTGCCTTAACATAAGAAATATTACTTAATGTTGCAGTTTCTCCTTTTAACTGTGAAGTACAAAGAATTGGAACCTTTCTGTTTCTGGCTAATGCTTTAAACCCTCGCCATACTTCTAGAATGCCCCTCCAATCGTCATCCTCAGAATCATCTGCCATTAAGTAGCCACCATCAATTAAACAAACATCAGGTCTATGTAAATCAATAGAACTTCCACAAGATATTACACCACCTTCAATTAATTCAACAATTAATTTATCTTTATATTTTGGAGCTTCTTCTAAAAGATACTTATGATACCTTTCTTCTTCTTGTGGTGCTAATTGACCATCTTTAATACGAGAATAACTTATACCCGACCATATCGCATCAATTCTATCTATTAATTGAGATGGCAACATTTCTTTTGTTAGGAATAAAACTTTATATCCCATTTTTGCCATTGCTACAGCAATAATACACAGGAGCCACGTTTTCTAATTGTTATTAACCTACAGCTTTTTATCTGTAGCTCTGGAAGTTTCCTTCATTTTCATCGAATGGTCAATTCCATTCCAGTATAGCATATATTTTCACTTCCACAAAAGTGTACGGTATGTGGAGGACACTCGTGGAGATATTATTCCAATCTCTATGCGTTACGGTGCTGGATTATCCAGTTACCTCGGTATTAGCATTTGACAGCCTTCACCGATTTTGCCCCCTCATAATCTTACATATCTTTACCGTATCTATGTAAGACGGCAAAAATAGACTCTCGTTTTCTATTAATATAATAATGTGCATTAAAATATAAATAGATGATAATTAAATAATAGTTTTTAGAAATATCAAAATAAGCAATATTATTTTTGAGATGTATTAAAGAAATATCAGCATTAAATGCTTGTAAAACATACTTTAATAAATTATAAGTAGTAGTTAATGTTATTCTTCTTCGTGATTTAGAATAATGCCCATCCCCATCTAATAAGCCTCTTATAAAATGTCTTTTATATTTATCATCTAAAAGTGGGGGATTAGCAATTAAGCTTTTATTAGGAACTACTCCTTGCTTAATTAAATTTCGACAAAATTCTGAATCACTAATAATTAATCTTTTATAAATAACATTATTATTTTTATATTTAACAACTTTATCTTTTATTGAATAAGTTCCTTTAGCATCCTGCAAAAATGCTTCTAAAATATAAGCATCTTCGCTTTTTAAGGTAACCTCAAAAACATAAGATTTTCTTTTGATAACACATCCATCAGCCATAAATAATCCAAGAAAATAGGCTTTAGCTTCGCTATCAATAACTTTAAAATAGCTTGAATTTATAAAATATTTATGTACGTTTTTTTCTATCTTTATACCACTCTCTTTTACATACTTTGTAATAGTTTTTCTGCTAATTTTTAATTTCTTAGATATTTCTGTTAACGACATCCCACTTTTATAAAGCTCTAATCCTACTATTTTCTTATCTTTTAAGTCCATATTAATTTACCAGTCCCTGTATACCCTAAAAAAGTTATAAGGTCTAATTCTTTTACGCCACCTATTTGTTTATCAATAGGTAATAAGCCTATAGGCATTCCAGAAATGCCTCCTGTTTTTTGCCTTTCTTTATACTGCTCAAAGCGTTCTTCTGTTCTCTCACCTATTTTACAAGTATCGTTAAGAACAATTTCAGAATCAATATTTTGTATTAATTTCTGTAACTTCTTAACTGCTTCTTCTGTATTTAATGAGTTTATATCTGTTTGCACAGAAAGTATTGTATCCCTTAACAAATTGTGTTTAACTTTATTTCTTAACTCATCACAATAAAATTCAAATGGTTCTGTTACACTTCCATTAAAATCAAGTTCTGGAAATCTTGATTTTAATGATTCCGTGCTAGGAATATCTCCATATTTAATTTTAAAGTCTGAAATATAATTAAATACTCTTTTATAAGCTGGATTAAAAAACTTAGCTGATATTCTTTTTTCTGCTACTGTTTTCCAATCCTTAGTTTCTAATAATTTTAAAATAAAATTAGAATCTACACTCATTTCATCACCCCTAAAAACTCTTGCATAGAAACAGCGTTCTTAGGTAAAAATAATTTATCCCCATCATCTACATAATAAAGATATTTTAATTCACAAAACCTCTTCAATTCTTTAAAACCTTCAATAAATTCTAAACTATTAAAATATAAATACTTTTCAAATAAAAATCCTTCAAGTTCTTTCCACTCTTTAGGGTCTTTATAAGTTACTAAATGAATTGAGTATTTCCCGCTTTTCCAAATCTTCATAATAGTATCTAAATATTGGGGATTATACTGCATTCCCAAAATTTCATATTTATCTTTAAATAATTCGTTAACAAATGTTGTTTTATTATTAAAAAAACAACTCTCTAAATTAAAGGCGATAATTGGAAGAGATTGATTAGTTAACTGCCCTCTTTTCACGTCTTTTCTCCCTTAATTGTCCAGCATTAATTTCATTTTTATCGTATAATTTATAACAATTTCTACATAAAGGTAAATGGTCATGCTCTACATATGCAAATACTTCTACAGAACTGCAATTAATGCAACAATCATTTTTTACATTTTCTAAATCCATCTTATCCCCCCTGTCTTAATTTCTTTATAGCATCTTTATTTCTAAAGGCTTCTCTTCTACCATCATTAGTAGTAAATGTAACCTGAATAAAAAGATTTAACATGCTATCAATAGTATAACCATATCTATTAGTTAACTCTTCTGATTTTAAATTAGTACAAATTATGGTTGGCAATCCCTTTGTATCTCTAATCTTTAATATATTTTCTAATAAAGCTTTTTCTGCTCCCTTTGCTGTATCTACTTCTGCTCCTAATTCATCTATTACTAGAAATTCTGAATCATATACGGAACTTACATCTTGTTGACTATAAGTTTTTCTTATAATCTCATTAAAAGTAGTTAAATATCCTGAATAATAACGAATATATAACTCTTGTAGAATAATAGAAGCTAAAAAGCTCTTTCCAGCTCCATTTTGCCCCCTAAATAAAAGATTAACACAATCATTTAACATATCTCTAGGATTGGTTACATAACCTTGTATAATACTCTTTAATTTAGGTTCAGCAAAATGATAATCAGATAAAAATTTTCCCTGATATCCACTAGGTATCCCCATTAAATACAAGGATTCCTTACTTATATATTCCCGCATTTTTCCTTCTCTTGTTGGTAAATCAGATGTCAATTTCTATCCCACCATTCTTAGTCTCCTCTTTCCAGCCCCGCTTGGGAGTTAAACTCTCTCCTGTATAAGCTATTGCTAAATTATAATAACTACTTAACCAAGCATTAGACATTAAATAAATGCCATATTCCATAAAAGTTTTTTCTCTACCACCAACTTTAAAGCGATAGTCTGAATCCCAAAGAAAATCAATTATCTTTTTTATTTCATTACTTGGATATGTAGCCATTAATGATTTTATTACAGAGGTATCTTTATATTTTACAACTTGATATTTTACTCCATGTTCTTTTGCTTTATCTGAAAAATATTTTATCCAATCATTAGATTTAAACTTACTGTAATCTTCTGTTGACTTTATAATACCACTTTTATCAGAAGTTACTATTGCCCCACCAAATAACTTCTTTGCCTGCGCTTTTGTTACTATCATTTACGTTTTGCTATGGAACGTTCTAGTTCCTTTGCTTCTTGTTCTAAACGATTATCAATAAGTTCTGAAAACAAATCTAATGTTGTATCTCTTTCTTTTTCTAATACTTCTGCTTCCATCCAACAATCAAATTTTGCACTTTCATAATTACCTAAATTCAATGTTACACCTTTTGATAAACCTACTTTTATTGTTTCCATTTTATTCCTCCATTTCTTTATCTGGCATAAACAATCTTTCATTTACTTTTTGTAAAGCAATTTTTGCTCGTTCAGAAAATCCAGTCTTTTCAATAGGAAAACCCCTCCTAACTCCACACTCTAAAGCCACTCTAACAATAGCATTTATTTGTTCCTGTGTGTAATAACAAATATTATTTACTCTCACTAGGGCAGGAGGTAAAATGCCTGTATTTTCCCAATTACGTAAAGTTAATGAACCTCTAGGAATACCAGCCAATTTAAAAGCTTCTATTAATTTTGCTCTTGTATATAATCGTAGTATCTTGCCATTTATTTTAAATAATTTTCCCTGTAATATTTGCCCTGCGGGTCTACCTCTTTTAGCTTTCCTCTTTCTCGGCATCCTCGCTCACATCCTTTAAATCTACTATCTTAGTTGAATAACTTAATTTTTCTTTAAACATTTTCTCTGCTACCTCTAATGGTAATACTCCATCTGCAATAAGATGTTCTAATGCTTCCATGTCATAATAAGCTTCATACTTTAATACTTTATCTAAAACACCGTAGTCTCTCAAAATACTTTCAGCCATATAAGGTATTACATCATAACTTTTTCTTACTTCTCTTTTTAGATATTTATTATCTAAAAAAGGTAAATACTTATTGCCATTTAAATCACTTTTGCCATTAGACTCTACATAAGCATCTAGCTGTTCTTTTAATTCTTTCACTCTTTTTTCCGCTTCAAGCTTTGTCTTTCTATACATATCATACTGCATAGCTAATTCTTTGAAGCGTGAATCATCTATTTCTGCTTCTGAAAAGTCTATAATTTTACATTCAACCATTTTATCATCCATTCTTTAAGTCTTAACATTATATCATACTTTTTTAGTTTTGTCAAGTATTTTTAAATAATTTTTGTGATTCCTATTTCTCTATACCACTTATCCCTCTTTATACCATGTTTATTAAAAATTACCATGAAAGGGTGTCTGTAATCATAAAAAAATACATTAGTCTTACCATCTTTAGTTCTTCGTAACCTTCCTAAAATCTGTATTAAATCTTTCTTGTTTGCTACTGTAGATACAAGAAATCCTCTCTCCCATGATTTTACGTTAGTTCCTTCACAACTAATAGAAATAGTAGCTAATGTAATTAATGCTTCTTTTGTTTCTGCTTTTTCTTTTATTTCTGCTTTTGTTTCTTTCATATCTCCATAGTATTTCTGTATTCTTGGGCACTTATTTACCAACATATCATATAATAAATTTATATGCTCTTTTTCTTTACAAAATACTATGCAAGATTTTCCTAAGTTATATTCTTTTGTAATATCATCAACAACTAATCTGTTAAATGCTAAATCTTCTGATACAATTTTATAAGCTTCCTGTAAGTTAACAGGTAAACTATCAACTTCTTTTGTACTTAATAACTGTGTTATTAAAGCTTTCCATTCTGGTGTATGTGGTGCAAATACTTTATCTTTATATGCTAATGCTTTTACTTTTGCTCCGCTTTTCGTCCAGTAATAATCAATTACTGGATTCCATTTCAACTGGCTTTCTCTCTTTATTACAAAAATGTCTTTTGTATCTATAATATCAGAAGTTTCAAATTCCCCTTTGTATTCATACAATGTATGTCCACAAATTAAATCTAATACATCTGCTAATCCGTCATTTCTCATTTTAGTTGCTGTTAAACCTAAACGATATCTGGCAGGGAAGCCATTCAGAACACTGTATATCTTAGCAGAACACCTATGACATTCATCACAAATTAACATTGATATACTTTCTTTTAATTTATCGAGCTTTTCGTCACCTAGCCTAGAAAGAGTTTGTATCGTAGTTAAAGTAATTTGTTTTCCTATATTGAAAACCTTGCCTTTTACTAAACCTATTTCTATTTCTCCATAGCACAACAAAGCATCTTTTTGCCAACCATCTATTAAATCGTCTTTATTAACTATAATTAATGCCCTTTCTTTTAACTTCCCTGCCAGCATCAAACCAATTATTGACTTACCTAACCCTGTATTTATAACAAGTGTTCCAGTATTATCAGTGAAATGCTCTATTGCTACTTGTTGTACTTTTCTAGGCTGAATTTGTACTAATGGATATTCTATATTTTTAAAACTAATTGAGGCATCTTCTATGACTTCATAATCAAAAGGTATCTTATATCCTCTGGGGACTTCTAAACTATCCCCTATTTCTTTATAATAATAAAGAAATTCTGGAACTTTAGTACTCCCCCATCTAGAGAATTTAAGAATACTTTCATATTCAGGATTTTTAAAAGTTAAATCTTTTTTTATTCGTTCTTTTTCTATATCTGTTAAATTTTTTAATAATTGAGAATTATTTATAAAAACTTTAATAGCCATTTTTATTAATCAAAAACCCTGAAAATGTCTGCAAGAGATAGACTCTAATGTACGTATAGAATCCTCAGTTTCAATTTCTCTGAGTTTACGTCTATATTCTGTGGTTTCATCTTCAAACAGCTTTCCAAAACAGTTTGTAATTTTACCTTTTCTTGCAAATCCAATTTGCTTAATTTCCCTAATAGCCTCATTCATTGCTTTATGATATAAAGGATTTGTATTTGTATCCCTTAATGCTCTTAAAGTCTCAATAACTTCTGCTGTTTGTTTTCTCGTCTTAATATATTCCTCTGTTTTTAAATTATACATATCCCCTAATAAACTCATTAAACCATCTCCTATCTTAAATACTATTATACCATATAATCTTATTTTTGTCAAGCATTATTTTATTCCCATTCAATATCAGAATACCTAACTTCTTCAAACCAAACCTTAGGAAAATAACAATACTTTTCATTATGGTATTCAAACTCATAAACTAGTACACCTTCGACTGATATTAAATTTAAACGCTTTTTTGATACCCCAGCAGAAAGCTCTTTCCAAAGATTGTGAGAAGCTTTATAAGAAAGTTTATCAGTTCCAAATATAAAACTAAATCTTTGATAATCTACATCAATTTTCAATGCCAACATTTTCATTAATATCACCTCGTTAAATCTATTATACCATATAATCTTATTTTTGTCAATAAAAAAATCCCTTACTAAGTAAGGGATTAATAATCCATTTTATTTCCTAAAACATCTACATATACTGCCTTATATTTATATAACCTTCTTATACCATCTGCGTTATACAGTATCGCTAAGTCCGCTAAATCATCCACAGTATAAAGTTTAGGAACTAAAATGACACAAGCTTTTAATAATTTTTTAAATTCTTGGTCTTTACAAGTAGGTGATAATATTGTTAATTCAGAGCCAACGTTTGTCTGTATATCATTCAATATTTTTAACAGTCGTTTACTCACTTTAGGCGTTGCTCCACAACATTTACACTTAAAATTATCTACTGTAATTGTACTAACCATATTTCTCTCCTACAAGACTTTTCTTGCAGTTCCTCCTATTACCATCTCGAAGTTACCCCTCTGGTATCTATATGAACCCAATCTCCATAGTAACCTATACCTAACTGGTCTTCTAAACCCCACGCCTTTGCCGCCGCTAAAACAGTATCTGCTAAAGACGTATCAGTATCATCCTGACCAGAAATATGTATATCTGCGGCACATCCTTTTGTGTGATAACTGCCTAATTCTCCACCACATGCCGCGTTAACTCCATCATCTACAGTCCTATATCCAGATTTAAAAGTTGTTCCATACTCAGAGTGATATTTTGTTGTATTGACTACCCAATTAGAATTCCAATCTCTCAACATATCTAATATTTTAAATAAATTTGCTGTTTTTTCATTATTTGTACATAACTTCCCATTTTCATTGTCCCACGCATATTCATTACTGTTTCTACGCCAACAATCCCATTCTGTTACGCTCCAATGTTTACTTTCGTACATTGCAATCACCTTCTTTTTTATCTTCCTTCTGTACTTCTTTTTCTAATTTATCACTTTCCCTATCTCCGTCTTTATCTATTATAGATGCTCCATAAAAGAATATAGCGGCAATCGCTTCTGGGGAGAATAAAACTTTTGTTAAAGCTAATAAATCAGATAATGCTATTACACCCTTAAATATTGCTTGATATGCCCAAGCAAATATATAAGCTAAAACAGTTGTTATTATTAAAACAATCATTACATAGAGAAGCTTTAAACTCCCGCCTGCAATTTTAGGCTTTACAAGAATTTTTGATTTAATAATATTTTTTAGCTTCTCAAACATTATAAAACCTCGTTACTTTAAGATAAGCGCAAGTATACTTATAAACATGCTTATTATTCCTGATAAAAATGTTGCTAATCTAAATATATCAGAACATTTGTCATCTATAACTTTATTAAGTTCTATTTTATTTTCTTTTGCTTCTACTCGCATCTCATCTAATCTCTTAAAAATTGTCTTTATATTGTTTTCTACTGTCTTTAATTCTACTTCTTGTGTTTGTGTCTTTTCTAAAGAAACTCCAAGACTTTCTGAATTACTTTGTTGCTTTATTTTTATTACTGCTAAATCTTCTCTTAATTCTGTCTCAAAATCCCTGTTCACTACACCCCTCCGTTCTTACAGATAGTGTAGACGTTCCAAACCTCTACACATAACCTCTATGAAATTATTTGCCGCATTCTTTAGTTTTGTGTAGAGTCCCATATTATTTTCCTTCTTTCATGTTTTTTATCTGTGTTGTTAAGCCTTTATTTTTACTTTGAAGATTCCTTACTTTTTCATTTAATTCTTCTATTTGTTCTTCGCATTCTTTTAAATGGGCTATTAATTCATTTACCTTTACTTCATCTTCTAATCTAGAATTATCTAAAGCTGACATCCTTTTCTTAACTCCCATTAATTCACGTCTAACTTGTTCGCATTCTCTAACTTTTTCTACCTTTTCTTTGCGTAATTCATAAATTTCGTCTTTTAGTTTTACCACATCTTTATCATAACGATTTTTAAAAACTAATTTAAATATCTTATATAGAGATTCCTTCATATTAACCCCATTTCTTACGGACAAATTTCTGCTTTCCTTAAACAATTTAACGCTCTTTGATTTAAATACGATTTCTTTAAATCAAAACAATCAAATAACATTATATTTACTTCATTTGATAAGGCAAAAACTTCATCGCTTAATTGAAATAACTGTAAACACATTTCTTCACACTCTTCTTGTGCAAAATAACGAACACACCGAATATAAAATTTATCTACAATTTTCAAGATAAAGTATCCTCCTTATTTTTTTATTTTCTTCTTTTTCTTTGTTCCACTACACGCCATTTTTACACCCCCTACTAATTATTTAAATTGTAAGCGGCTATCAATTCTTTTAATTTAGTTTTAGTTTTTACAACCTCTAATTCATTATAACATAATCTTAATTTTTCACGCTCTGCCCTAATAGAAGCATACTCACTTTCACTTAAAGCACCATCTACGAATTTTAAACACTTATAATCAGACTCTTGTAGCCTACTTTCAACTATACTAAGATATTTTTGTCTATCATTTTCAAATTCTAGTGCTTTTTTTTCTTTTTCTAAAGCGTTCATGTCAATTTCATCTTCAAAAACTAAGTGCCCTTTTAAATCTCTTATTATAGTTCTATCAGTTTCTAAACAATCAAAACTATAATAATCTAAACTACAATCTATAATGTTTCCATTACTATCTAATCTATAATACATTAGTTATCTCCTTCTTTTAGTAATCTAGCACGTTAGGTGTTATACCGTTTATACGCTTCGAATATCTTATGAATGCACTGCCACCGTATCCACTTATTTCACTGCCATAATCAACAGTAACACGATACTTTTTCAGAGGTGTAACGCCAATATACTTCGTAGCGGCTACGCTGTTTTCTCCATTAGCACTAAACCATGATTTAGTGCTTGACTGCATACTGCAATAGCAAGGCTCGCCGCTCTCATTGCCATTTATTCCGCCCCCAACATAAATTACATTTACGCCAGCAGGAATAGTTATATCAAACGTACCATAATATCCGCCATCGTCAGCGGCTGTGGTCACCCATAAGTCCATATCTTGCAGTGGTAGTGATGGTGGTATTGGGTCTATTGGCGTTTCAGGGTCTGGAATCATTATATCAAAATTTGCTTCTACGCTGATATCACTATCAGGCATAATATAAGTGGCAGGATTCTCTATCAGTCTTTTTCTCTCCGATGTGATAAGATTAGTAATCGTAAAGTTTAGAAACATACTTCCCACATCAGGTGTAGCACTTAAAATAATTGCATCACCAGCATATGCTGTTTTTTTATTACTCTTAATATTTCCTCCGATTGGTATTTGCAAGTTTATATTATGAACTGCCCCCCCCCCTTCAATAAGAGTTATTGGTAAATCATAAATTTTACTCTCTTTAAAGAAAGAAGCTCTATATTCTACTGAGCCCGTAGCAGTTCCTTTAGTCATAGTACATGTGATTAGTTGACTATCATCTAAGCCAATTAAAGACGACCATTTATCTTGTGGAACTAAATAACGTCCATCACTAAGTGTTTTTCCTGAAAGAATGATAATATCACCACTATCATCTGCTGTAGAAACCCTAAAAGTAGCCCCACTAATAATATTATTATTTGAATCTACAGCTTTAAAATAAATTCTTACATCCTCAAAATAAACAGGCATATTAGCATTTAAAGCTGGGATGAAATAAATCTTAGCGTTTTGGTTCCAACTAAAATACAGTGTTGTTCCTTTAGCGACAGGTATATATCCACACAAGTCATTACTTCCATAGGTTCCATAATCACTATAAAATACAGTACCAAATGTTGCTTGTTTTGGGTCAGAATTGTTAAAGCATCTACACCAAGAACCTACTGTATTTCCATCAACAACTTTAATCGCCCATACCCAACCATCACTGGGTGCTGTCCAAGCTTGATTTTGTTGACTTAAATTAATAATTATCTTGTTATTAGACGGCATACTCAATTTATTATTTTTTACTAACAATTCCCAAGTAGGTTCATTATAAAATTCGTCACGATAATCAAAAGCTGATTGCCATTGTTTATTAGGAGTTATACTATTAAAAAAACATCTACAAAATGTTAATGATTTTTCCATCGTGAATATTCCACTTACACTGGGATAAATGATATGATTATGGTTATCTTTCTCCCGAACTCGATAAGTTATTTGAGAATTATCAGGCAAAGCTTTACCAATATCCTGTAATTGCTCAATTCCATTAGTTAAGCCAATTTGGACTAAATCTGTAAATGATTTAATTTGATGATTTATATTTAACTGACTTACACCTTCTGCTAAATCATTAATATCTAATGTTCCAGAATTAATAATGGTACTAAATGCTTGTATATAGTATAATACATATGCCGTTTTTGGTTTTACTTCATTGCCTGTGTGCTCTGCACCTACTGAACGTGAGGCATCAAAGTTTATTGTACCAGAATTACTCCTGTCACCATTATTGTTAACACTAGAGGATGCGTTAGTAGCAGTAAATGAAAGCGCACCAGCACTGTTTTGTGTTTTGCCTATAGTATCTATCATAGTAATACTACCAGTAATATTTCTTTGTGTATCTGTTACATAAGTTCCAACCTTTTCCGCTTCTGCTGTACCACTTAAATAACAAGCAATATAAGGAATTCTAAAGGTAGTAGCACCATTTCCAGTGCTATAATATCTACAAAATCTTCCTTCATTTGCCGCTAACTCTGCTTGCCAAGCTTCTTCACTTATTAAACGAGTTTCTCCACCTTTTTGTGCAAATCCCCATAAGTCTTTATAAACTTCTCTGCTAAGTTCTAATCCTGTAGCCGCTATTGTGCCCTCTGGTAATATCCCATCTAACGAAAATCCTATTGAACCTAGTGGCAATTTAATTTGACTTGACATTATATAATCAACCCATTTAGTTCCATCCCAAATTTTTGTTTGAGCCATTATAAACCTCCATTCAATATGCTAAAAAGGAAGCCCACTTAGAGCTTCCCCATTTTCCTTACTCTTTAATTATATATCTATTATAACATACTTTTGGATTTTTGTCAACCTTTTTTTTAATTATTTTTATAGGAAATTTCCAACATTCCCACTTCTACAGCCTCTGGTATACGTTCTAAAATAGCCATTAATGCTCGTCTTGCTATATCCTTATTAGGATATATAGCTACACTATCTGTTACATCTTGTGTAAAATGAATTTTTAAAAACCCTACAACATTTATAAATTCTGTTACCCAATATTTTTCCCCATCTATTACTACCCAAACTTTATACATTATTTTTACACCGCCTGTAATATCATAATTAATGGATTAAAATAGCAATTAAAATAAAAAATAAAACTTTCAAAAGCCTGAAAAAAAGCTCCAATAGTAAAAAGAGAAATACCTATTAAAAAAAATCATGGCACTAATTGCCAGCCCCTCATTCAATGCTGTTACTCCATCGTATACTTGCCATCCTAGAAAAATAATAAGAGATATCAATAAAGAGAAGCCAGCAAGAATTGCTATAAGATAAATTAAAGATGTATCTTGCATATAAGAAATTAACAACTCTTGTGGAATTTTTGTGCTCATTACTGCAATATCTTCTAGTGTCATTTTTATGCCCCCATTATTGTGAATTTAAAAGTTTCTGCATTAAAAGATAGCACCACATTTGATGCCCCCTCTTTCCCATATTCCTCTGAAAAATCGTAACAATCCCAAGAACCACTAACCATTTTATAGCCTAAAGACTGTAATGCTTCTTTAATAAGTTTTGGAGTATAACCTGTTTCAGATAAATCTATTTCAGAATTTATATCTCCTTTGTTTTCTAAACTTTCTAAAATAATTAATAGCTTATCTTCCATTTTTTCATCTTCCTTTTAATAAAAAATTAACATCCTCTTTTAAATGCTCTTCTGCTTCGTATCTAGTTCTATAACATTTTCCTAAACTTCGCAAAAGTTGGTCTACTAAATTACCATAAAATACTCCCTTAGATATAACTCCCTGATTATTGCTTTCGTCCATATAAATATAAAAATATACATCACCATTTATGGGATAATAAGGAAGTTGTTTTACACTACAATTACCAGCAAATAGTTCTAACATAATAAGCCGAGTATTCATCTCTGGACTATCACAATGAAGTTTATTATCTTCTATCCAAAATTTTGCCCCATTACCAACAGCGAATTTTCCATCATAATCCAAAACCTGAAATTTTTGATTAAACATTAAATTGTTTTTCTTTAAAAATAACTCAAAATACTCACTCAAAATAACACCTCATTTAATAAAATCTATAATTTCTTGCTGAAAATAACATCCAAAGATAACTAATACTATATCCTCTTTGTTTATATAAATTAAAAGCCTTGCGAAACTACTGTGCTCTAAATGCTCTCATTGTTACTCCCACTCTCTTTCCTTTAATAAAGTGCAATGAGCCTCTAAAGCGGCAAATCTTACAAACCAATTTGTATTTCTACCGAAACTATATGCACTCTTGCGATATACACTATGTCCCTCTTGACTAAAAATCCAAGATTTATTAGATATTACATAACCATTCTCATTAGCATCAGTATAATCTATAACCACCCGAAGAATATCTCCTCTGTGAAAAACATTACCATCACTTTTGAAAGATGATTCAACTATTAAAAAATCTCCTACCCTATATTTCACGTTTTCACTCCCATTCAAAATTCACAGGAATACAGTCCTCTCTTATATGATTAATGGGGATATTCCAATTTGTTCCTTTACCAAAACTATATTGATTTTCTGTTTCTGTTTGTCCTACTTTAGTTGTTATCCAAGATTTATTGGAAACTTTACAAAAGCCACCCATCCCATCTAAAAAACAACCTACTCTTACTATTCGTAATAAATCTCCTTTAAAAAAGGAATTACTATCAAACTTAAAAAAAGTACGAACTTTAAAATAATCACCTTTGTGTATAATCATTTTATTTCCCCTATTCTACGTTTTGCTGCTTCAAAATATCTAGTATCTAATTCTATGCCTATAAAATTTCTTTTTAATTTACGACAAGCAACTCCTGTAGTGCCACTCCCCATAAATAAATCTAAAACTAAGTCATTTTCATTTGTTAAAACTCGCAATAAATAATTTATTACTTTCTCATCCTTCATTGTCGGATGTAGTTTAGAAGACTGCACTGTTGTTGGAATCACACATTTTTCTAATGAATTTTCTCTGTTGAATGTCCATTTAGAAGGTTTATTTTTAGAATTATAAACTCCCCATATTGCAAATTCTACATCATTAACAAACATTCTATCTCTATTAAACGGAGCAGGATTTGATTTACTTAACACTAAACATCTTTTGGGAGCTATATTAAATTCTCTACATACTTTTGCTATTTCTCCTAAATTTTCCCAAGCATTAAATATAACAACATTTGCATTTTCTTTTAGAATTCTAGGAAACAACTTAATATAACTTGTTATGTCAAATCCTTTATCCCATTCTCCAAAATCCATTCCATTTCTTAAAGCTCCCTTTAAAGTATGAAAATTTGTTTCTCTACTAACATTATAGGGAGGGTCTGTAATAATACAATCTATACTATTATCTTTTACTGCCCCCCCCCTCCGATTACTTCAAAACAATCCCCATTGAATAATTCAATCATTTGTTTCATCCTTTCTTACATCATAATAAGAAACTAAAGCACTATAAAGTTCAAATAATGATTTAAAAGCATCTTCTTCTAATATAATATTTTTATCATCTAAGAATAGTATATAATTATCCTTTACTTTCTCTGCTCTTACTATTTCAAATTTTGGTTTATATAATTTCTTTACTTTTTCTATCTGTTTCATTTGGATTTTTTTTCTTTCTCCCTTCCTGATAATGCTTGTGAAGCAACTGCTATTTTATCTATTAAAGAAGCAATATTATCTTCTGTGGCTTCTTTTACTATAGAAATATTGTTAGGTGTCACATAATTTGCTATAATCATTTTGTATGCCGTTTCTTTTGTAGGAACTATAAAAACAAGCATAACTGATAGCAAAAAAAGTGCTAACCACGCTTTTGGAAAAAACCACTTTTTAAACTCTTCTGATGTTTCAGTAACCATAACTAATATCAAATTTGTTAATATTCCAAAAGCAAAAATTAATAAAGGCAATTCAGACACCACATCTAACTTATCAATAAAATAAAATACCCACGGACTAATAATTGGTTCCATTTTTATTTCCTCCTTTTATTCCCATTCTTTATCCACTACCTTTTTAAAAAAATTAAATAATGCCTCTTGGGATACCCAAGAATTTAGAAGATTGCCTTTTTTATTATAAATATTATATTCCATGCTTCCATACGCACTAAATACAGACACTGCTATATATTGTTCATTTAAATTATAATGTATAAGTTGTCTTTTTGGGGTTACTGTTATTCTCATTCCCATTGTGAATCCTCCCATCGAAATTTAATGAAAAAGTCAGGGAAAACCATAGAGCATATATTATTTCTTTCATCCCCAAAATGTACTATAACTGCACCAGCAAAAAAACGTTCCCCTAATTCAGCCCAATAATACTCACCTTTTTTAAAATAGCTATAGTTATGAAGACACTTACATAATCTGCAATTATTATTAGGTTTTTTAATCATTCCCATTCCTCCAAATCTATGCCTGAAAAAACTCGCCAAACTATTTTTTCTTCTAACCAATCTATCACATATCCTTTTGAATCTAATACCATATAACTATTATTAAACGCATTACTTTTTCTAATAAAATAATATTCATTTGCTTTGATTAACATAAAATTTTGTTTACTTAAACGTTTCTCAAAATCTTTCAAGATTTCTTTCACCTCAATACTATTATAACACAAAATAAAAAGACTGTCAAGCATTACTTATTAAATTTTAAGTAATAACTTAACAGTCATAGCTGTTATCTGAACTCTATAAATATTATACCATGTTATGTAAAAATTGTCAACTATTATTTTAAATATTCTTCAATTTCTTCTACTGTAAATCCTAATCTATTTAATTTACAGTTTTCATCATATTTATATTCAAATAAATAATCTTTTTCTTCCGTTTTTTCTATTTTTTGATTTTCTAATAATACAGAAACCTCTTCTGTTTCCAATTCTCTAATAAAAAACCAATCATGTGTATTCTCCAATAAGGCACGAAAATCCTTTTCCCACATTTCCTTTGGAAAGTTATTTCTTACATATTCATAATCTGCTTTTGTATTTAAATATTTTGGATAACCTATCATTACATTTCCCCCTTAACTAAAAGAAAAATATTTTCTTGTTTTAATTATTGTTGCAATAAAAGGAATATGGTCTTTATAAGTTTCTAATTGGTCTTTTAAAACTTTAGAACTTGCAAATACAACTTTCTTTTCACCATTTATTTCAATTTGAATTTGAGCATAATTATCATCTTCTATTTTACTTTTCATTATTTTATAAGATAAAACTGTTATTTCTTTATTTAAAATATCAGAAACACTAACCTTATCTCCAACTAATCTTTCTTCTGCAAAACTACTGAACTTGTCCACCTAAGAGTTTCCTCCTAATTCCTTTTTTAATGATTCTAGCTCTAAAAACATTCTTAAATTGTAACTATTAGCCCATCTTAACCATCCAGATAAACTTGCCACAACAGATAAAGCTTTATCTTTACTTATTTTATTTTTCAATAATTCATATTTTAATCTTTTAATCCTGCGCTTCATTCTTTTAGCTGTTGATTTTCTTACCAAAACATAACCAGCATGGAAATGTCTGTATCCTAAAAAATCAACTCCTTGTGCTGTTGGAAACAACACACATTTACTAAGTTTTAATTCTAAAATATTAACTACATATTCATTTATTGTTTTAGCCATTTTATTTAAATATGTTTTATCATCAGAAAATAATAAAAAATCATCACAATATCTTAAATAATTTTTTACGCAATTCTTTTGCTTTAGAAAAACATCTAACTCATTTAAATATAAGTTTCCAAACCACTGACTTAAATAGTTTCCTATAGGAACATTTACAGGCGTATCAACACTGTCAATTATCTCATCTAATAAATTTAAAGTCTTTTTACATTTTATTTTTTTACGTATCACTTTCTTTAAAAGACAGTGATTAATAGAAGGATAAAACTTGCTTATATCACATTTTAAACAATATTTAAATTTTCTAGTGTATTCCATGCATTTTATACTGCCTTTATGTTGACCTTTATTTTTTCGACAAGCATAACTATTATAAATAAATCTATTATCCCATATAGGCTCTAAAACATTCATAATAGCGTGATGAACTATCCTGTCTGGATAAAATGGCAAAATATAAATATCTCTTTTCTTTGGCTCATAAATTGTTTTTAACTTATATTCAGCGGTTTTATATTGCCCTGTTATCAAATCATTTTGTAACTTTTCAATATAATAATCTAAATTTGCTTCTATAATTTTAACCTTTCTTTGCCAACTTTTATGTCTTTTAGCTTTCTCAAAAGCCAAATATAAATTGCTTTTGTCTATTATTTTAGTCCATAAATTTCCTTTTCTTTTCATTGATTATCCTTCTAATTTAATAAAATTTAGAAATAAGGACGTTCAATTACTTTACTAGCCCCTATTTCTCCCTGTTTTGTATTTCACTTTTCAGTGAGGCATATATAATCAGCCGAGGGTAAGCCGCACCTGCTTTAAAATCACCCACGTATCAGACGTACTACGAGAAGAGTAGTTGACATTCACATTAGCTGACGAATCATTGCAATTAGCTGAACGAGAACTGCAATTCGTGCCATTATTCCAGTTAGAACTCAACAGCAAAAAAATCTTGCCAATCTAAGTATCATATATGCCCTTATATAATATTATTATATAATCTTCTTTATTTTTTCACAACTAAAATTTTTAGTCTCGGTCTCTTGGTTTCTAGACCTCTCTGTCCAACTATCCAAACTTTTTCTCGGTTTCTTAGTTTCTCAAATTTTCAATTCTCGGCTCAGACGCACCACGAGAAGAGCAGTAGACATACACATCAGCCGACGAATCACTGCAAGCAGCCGAACGAGAACCGCAATTCGCGCCATCATACCAGAGAGAACCCAACAGCAAACGAAAAAGTGTTCCGTATGTTTGTCCATAACTTCTATCATCTACACTAGAGTTATAAACAGAATTTGTCCACTCAGACCCGCCCGCAAAGCCTAAATCCATTGAAAGTTGCCATAATACACCACAACAATCTTCTAATCCTATATTACTAATCATTCTTCTTCCAGCCGTATCTACATGCCCACCTGTAGTATTAGGGTCAGAAGAACCTTGAATATTTGTTTGTTCATTAGAACCTTTTGCCCCCATTTGAAATTCGTGCCGCCAAACTAAACGCATTCCTTGTTTTGCAAATTGCTCATAAAAGGCTTCACCATGCCATTTTTTAGTAGAACTTCCATCAGCAATAACTCCATTATAAACACTGACTAATTTAGTTCCGTCCCAACTTGGCAGATAAATCGCAATCCAACAATCCGTTAATTCTTCATAAGCGAATCCTTCTGGATTTCCTTTTGGGCGATGTTCTAAATCCCATCTTGTTGCTGGTAATATATCCCCTGCAACATATCCAGATAACGTATGCCCTTCTATAACTCCAACATCTTTACATAAGCAATGAAAACCACCTATTTTACGACTATTTTCTGCTGTATATCCTGTGGGAACTGTACTGTTTAAAGATAATACAAAATCTGGCTCTGTTCCAGAACCTGCTAAGGCATAGATATAAACATCTTTGCCCGCTAGATTTTTACCTAATGTTGAAGTATTGAGAGTAACATTGCGTGTGCTTATATAAGCCTCTCCATTTATATTTATCCGCATATTCTTAGGAATAACAATAGACGTTTTGTTTGAAGTAAATAAACTATCTCTTGAAAAATAATTAGATTTATCCTTAATGCAAGCTACTTGATAATTTCCAAAATCCATTATTTGATTAGTAATAGTTCCTACAGCTTGAATAACCCAAATTTGATTTATTGATTTAGGTTTTACTTCTTCGCCAGTGTGCTCTATGCCTACTGAACGAGAGGCATCAAAATCTACAATTTGCCGTTGTCTGTCTGAGGCATCCTGATGAATACTGTCCATATTATTACCAGATTCTATTTTTTTAAAAGCCCCATTTGCATTAAAAAGTAATTCTCCAGTACCATCATCCCAACTTGTTCGAAAAGTTGCAAATTGTCCAAGAATATTTCTTTGTGTATTTTCACTAAATTGATTAATTTTAGTTATATCAGAATCGGCTCTAATAAATACTCCGCTATATTTAGGTAATCTAAAATTAGTTTCAGCAGTTCCCATACTAAAATATGGGCAACATACATTACTTGTTGATGCTAAATATGCATTCCACTCTACTTCTGTTTTTATTAAACTAGGATGTTTTTGCAACCAATCCCATAACACCCCATATATTTCCCTGCTTATTAACTGACCATTTAATATTAACTGACCTGAATCTAACTCTGTATAACTAATGGGATAAATATCCCCAACTGTATGCCCTACATAAACCAATTTTTCCGCTTCTTCTTGATTTGGATTAACCCATATTAATCCATCTTTTTTCTTCTCTGGCTCTGTAGTGGACACTACCACCATATTTTCATCATCTAAAGTATTTAAAGAGCTTACTATTCTAGTTACTGTTACATCTTCTTGTTTAATTATATGTTCCAAAAATTATCACTCCTACTCTTCATTATATTCTGTATAATCTACATATCCACTAAAAACAGATATGGAAACTAAGTTATTATTAATAACATCTATCAATACACTCTTATAAGAGCTCCCACTTTGCGCTCCTACCCCAGTTACTGAATACTGTCCATCTCCAAGATTATAAATATAATTATTCCCACTCTTTACCCAATCTGCTAAAGTAAACATTCTTCTTATTACTGTTCCGCCTAATTTTTTCCATTCTATAGGATTTAAATTAACTAAAGTATATTCTTTATTTGAACTTGTATCAAAAAATTTCATTCCAATTACTAAATTTTTTGTTGGGAAAACTGTTCCTGCATTCCCAGAACGTACAGCATCAAAATTATCATTTAATTTTGGTGTTAATTCTGTGTCAATAAATTCTTCACCAGTAAATTTTTGGTACGCCAACTATATCACCTCAATCATTTTCTAGCATCAATCTGATAACCACCTGAATTTATAGAGGGACTCCAAGAAACAATAAAACCATAATCACGGTCTTTATACCCATCAACAAATACACATATTTGATAATATGTTTGTGGACTTACTGCAACTCTTGTATCTTTATCAGAATAATAAACCCAACATACATTTGTCTGATTATCGCCTATGGAACACCCCCGACGTTTATTCCATCTATCTCCCCATAGTCTTTTACCACTTGATAATCCAGGGCGTTCATCTCCACCATAATGCCAAGTAAACTGTACATTAACTCTAGTAACACCAGGAGGAGAAAACCAATCATAAGTCCATATGCTACTATAAGTTCTTCTTAAATCAAAATTTCCAGAAACAGGTTGATACTCATTACTGCCTATAATAGTTTCCCACGGATTTATGTTTGCTTTTAAAATTCCGTCAACACAATAAGCATGTGCATACAATTTTACTTTATGCACACCTGCTGTCAAATAGACACCTTTAGAAAATAAATAAATCCAACTTGTAGTATTTCTATTTTTTATTTCTCCTGTATCAGACATTTGTGTATTATCTATTTCAGTATAAAAACGTAACCAACTTCCATTATTAGGTATTTCACTATATAAGTAAATTCTTGAAGAAATTCTATATGTCCCTGTTTGTACTATAGTAAATTCTGCTTCATAAATTTTAACTGCGCCATAACTCTGCCCTTTTGTTAAAGTTATTGTCCAACCTCTTTTATTAATTGTTTGCAAAGGCTGATTAGCACTTGTCATCATAAAAAACTCTTTATTATCTCTATAAATTGAAGCATCTATAACATTTGGTAAATCCACTGCTCTAGAATTTACTGTTGATATAAAAATATTCCCTTTTATATTATCATAAACCTGTCCTGCTGGTTTAAATGTATATAATTTTAAAACGTGTGCACCAGAAGATACTGTTTTTGTAATTTCTTGTTTTTCTTCAATATAAACATCATTAATGTCTTTTTTTTCATAAATAATTTCATCATCTAAAACCAATTTAAACCCAAAATTTCCTTCTTCAATTTTTGAAGCTGTCAATGTCACATCAATTACTATTTTCATATCTATAAGTCTATTTATAGAAAAACTATAAATAGTATGAAAATTTTCAGAAAAATCAGTTCCTTCATCTAAAAACTCATTTGTTATTTTTACATTTTTAAATGCAACATTTCCCATTAAAGAATCATTAGTTTCTAAAAGAGTTAGATATCTAAGAGAGCTATCTTTTAATATAATTTCCTGATAATTACCCTTAGTTTCTGCTGGCGTAGTGTATAAAGAACAGGCAGATGTAGAACCACCAACAGAAACATGAACTTTATTAGAATTATCTACAGTCATTAGACACCACCAATTCTAATTCCAGTTCCATTTGGAAAAACTAAAGTATTATTTGTATTAAATTTAGCATATTTATCATCTATTACAGTATCTGATAATTTGCCACCATTTTGTAACATAGGTATTTGCCCAGCATTAAATCCTATATCTAATAACCCTGTTTCTATTAAATTATTCTTATTAATAATAGGTATTTGTCCAGAGCTAGTTCCAGTATCAATTAATTTAGTTGATATCTTATTTTTATCTCCAACTACTACAACTTGTCCATTATCTGTTCCTGAATTTATTAAACTATCTTTTATTTTTTTTGTTGATTCATCTATTAAATCCGTTACTCTATCTAATGGTATTTTAATGTTATCTAGATATTCTTTAGTAACATATGTTTGAGTTAAATCTGCTGTTAAAACCCAAATCTCTCTTTCTACATTTGTTAAATTGTAAAGTTTTAATTGGTCTGTTCTAAAACAAACCATTCCCAAAGTTAAATTATCTACAGGAAAAGATATACCAGCATTATTAGTTAATAAACTCATAAAATTATCATTTATATAACCTAATGAATTCGCTAACGTCCAAGCCTCTTCAATCGTAACTAATTTTTGCATATTATCCCTCCTTAATATCCTCTAGCAGAAAATGAAACAGCACCATTAACATATCTACTACCAACTTTTAATTGTGCAATTATATGTTTAGTTGTAACTTCTATTGGCAAAATTACTGCTTGATTTAATTCTTCCATATTTTCAACTCTAATAATAGTATAGGTAACTTCTGGCACAATATGAAATTCTCTACTAAATTCATATGTAACAGGATTCCAATTAGTCTCAAATTCTATTGTTCCTGTCTCAAAGGTATCAGGAACATCTATTTTGTGCATATACTCCCTTGTATTGGGTCTTTCACCACTTATAGTTGTAGCAGATAAAATAAACCTAAATAAAGCTTTTTGGTAAATATAATCCCCAGTTAACATTGTTTTAAATCTATCATATCCAGCAGGAGTTATTGCTTGGTCAAAATTTGTTTCATTTAAAGCAACATTATAAATAGTTAAATCACTTAATACAGTTCCAGCCTGTCTTAAATAAATCTCTATTAATTCTACAAATTCTTCAAATGTCTTACTCAATTCTTTAGCTTTTAATTCTTCTATTTCTAATTCTTCTACTAAATTTAATTCGTATATTTTATTCAAAGATTCCTGAATTTCTATCCTGCTTTCAAAAAATTTTTCTGTAAACTTTTCTGCTATTTCTTCTATCTCTAAATTATATACTATTTTTTTCTCAAAAAATTTGGTAATCCTATCTTCTATCTCTAAATTATATACTATTTTTTTCTCAAAAAATTTGGTAATCCTATCTTCTATTTCTAATTCTTCTTTAA